CTGAGCTGGTGATCATCGAGAACCGGATCACTCTTCAACCTTGTGCTCTGTACAAAGGGCATTTGTGCGCCGTGATCAATGCGCACCACATCTGCCCCAAGTCATGGTTCGAGCAGGCCGGAGTACTGGTCGAGACTCCCATGATCAATCTTTGCCCCACGTGCCACTTCAATGTGCATGCGATGATCGACGCAAGGATCAAGGGGCAGAATGCTGACATCCTTCCGCCACGCTGCCGGGCACTGGCTGAGCAGGCGTTCCTCATCGCCCGGGGGCACGGCCTGACCCCGAGGCTGACGCTGTGACTGAACCCACCGAAGAAGATCCGAATGTTGATCCTGACTGGGCATTCAGTGAGGATCAGAACATCCGCTGCCCCGACTGTGACGCACTCCTCGTCGGCCTGAACTGGAAGTTCAACACCCTGGGGCTGATGGAAGACATGGCACTGGTCCCCTGTGGCCATGTCCTTGACGGTGCGGTATGGGAACTGACGTTCACCGGCCGTGACCGGAGGATCGGTACCGTGATCCGTACCCCGAAGTTCGTCCGGAAGACCGGATGAGTCCCCATCTCGTCGGGGTGGGTGACTGGATCTGTGCGTGTCCCGAGGGACACTCCGGAGATTGTATTCCCTTGATCATGCAGAACGAAGGAGAAGCCGTGGTGAGCCTGCCGTACACACCCAAGCCCGGAGACATCGGGATCACCACGATCAGCGGGTGGGGAGGGAAGGGGATCCAGGCGGCGCAGAAGCTCATGGGGTGCCCATGGGACGCGAAGCAGCACGCATTCACGGTGACCGAGGTGAGCCCCACTGTCACGTGGATTGTCGAGGCGATGCCGGACGGTGCGCGCCACGTGGTCAACTGGCATCGTGACGATCAGACGCTCTATCTCCGGTGCCCCGAGGAGTTCCGGGACGGAGTGGCGACTGCCGCGCGCGGGCTGGTACGTACGCCCTACTCCTGGCTCGACTATCAGGCCATCGCGCTGCACCATCTCCACATCCCCGCGCCCCACCTGAAGAGCTACATCATGTCGACCAAGCACATGATCTGCTCTCAGCTGGCCGACGAGACGGCGCTGCGGGGCGGCTGGCATCTGTTCGATGACGGCCGGTGGCCGGGCTACGTTCCTCCGTGTGATCTTTACCGGCTCTACCGTCAGGAGTATCCGGCATGACAACCCCGTATCCCCTCGGACGGAGGGTCGAACACGACCCGCGCTCCTTCGCGTTCGCTCTCCCGGTGCTGCCCAAGGCGGCCATTTCATCCAAGAGCTGGATCCGGCGTGTTCCCGTGTTCGATCAAGGGAGTCTCGGTTCGTGCACCGGGAACGCGGCGGCCGGATGGATCGGTACGGACAACGCGGTGCGGACCGGCCGGACCGTGACTCCGATCAACTCCCCGGGGGTCGTGTCCGTGCCGGTCGACGAGGCGCTCGCGGTACAGATCTACTCGGTCGGCACATCACTCGACGAGTTCAGCGGGGAATACCCGCCCGACGACACCGGCTCCTCGGGTGTCGGGGTATCCAAAGCCCTGGTGAAACTGGGGCTGATCTCGAAGTACACCCATGCCTTCAGCTACGACGCCATGCGTGCGGCGCTCCAGAACGGTCCGGTTCTGTGGGGGACGGTCTGGTACAACTCGATGTTCGAGACGGACGCGGACGGCTTCCTGATCGTGGATCCCAAGAGCGGGGAGGCGGGCGGCCATGAGCTGTGCGTGTCCGGTCTCCAGGTCGGTACCTCCGGCGACGTGCTCGGAGGCTACAACTCGTGGGGCGACGGCTGGGGGATCAATGGATACTTCAAGGTCCGGTCCTCGGACATGGTGTATCTGCTGAGCCAGGATGGTGACGTGACCCAGCCGGTGACGGTCCCGCCGCTGGTGATCAGTAATCAGGCACACCTCGATGCCACGCTCGCATGGGCTCGTGGCAAGGGTTTGACGTGGACGGGGTACACCCCATGAATGATCAGCTCCCCAGCTTCCGGGAAGCGTTGGGATTGATGAAGTCGGCCGTGCCCCATCAGATCTTCGAAATCGGGGTGGAGGGGAACGTGACGTTCCACGGCTACAGCGTGGACGAAGTGGTCATGCTGCTGGAGGCGTACCGCACCCACCTGGCGGAGATGTCCCGGATGGCTGCCGATCATCAGAGTGTGCACGATGCGGCGCATTGGTCGCCGGTCGGACCCGAGGATGTGTGACATGGGCGGGTTGATCGTTTCCGGGGTGAGCTTCGCCTATCTCGTCATGTGCTTCGTCTTCGCCCGGAAGGCGTACCGCGCGGAGTACCGGAAAATCTACGGTGCTCCGGCGCCGCGCTGTTACGGCGGGAAGATCGGACATGACCGGGCTCATGAACTGGCGATCCGTGAGGGTGTTGAGTGGCTGGCCATGTGGCCGCTCTACCTCGGATGGGCTCTGGTCTATCGGCTGATCTCCGGACCGGTACCGGCTCACGTGAAGCTCGACGAGATTCAGGCCGAGGTTGACCGGCTGGCCGAGAAGCAGGATCCGCTCAAGGATCTCGATCAAACATACGGGCCGCTCAACGGGGCCGGGATACGGACAGAGAAGCTCACCCAGTGGACCGAGCCGGAGATCATTCGTACGGCGCACCCCGAGCGGCTGATCTGGACCGGCGGCCGGTTGGTTGAGTGGACCCCGGCGAATCAGAAGACATACGGACGTGATTCTGAGCATTGGATCGACTCATGACCAACTATGTGGATCTCGACGAGCTGAAGACCCGTACCTTTTTCGAATCGGCCACGAAGGATCCGCGCTTCGTGTTCGAGGAGGTCGAACCGCTGGAAGATGATCATGGCCGGGTCTGGTCGCAGTTCAAGATCGTGGACTGTGCACATCGTGAGACGGACCGGGACGGGGATCTCTGTACTCACTGCGGTCATGCCTTTGCGCACAAACCCAGGGCAGTCACGAAGCGCGCGCCGAGGAAGCCGAGGGGAAAGAAGTGAAGGTCATTCTCACCGGCGCGTCCGGGTTCGTCGGTTCCCACGTGCTCCGCCATCTGCTCATGCATACCGACTGGGAGATCGTCGTTCCGATCAGTTTCAAGCACAAGGGGCTGCCGGAGCGTGTCGAGCAGTCGATCTGCACCAATCCCGAGTGGACCCGGCGGGTGTCGGTGATCCACTGGGACATGACCACCATGCCGGGCTTCACCGTGATGCACGCGCTGCACGGCGCTGACGTGATCATGAACGTGGCCAGCGAGTCCCACGTGGACCGGTCGATCAAGCACCCGGTCGAGTTCGTGAGCAACAACACGGCGCTGATTCTCAACCTCGTCGAGGTGGCTAAGATCATCCGGCCTAAGCTCCTGCTCCAGATGAGTACTGACGAGGTGTACGGACCGGCCCCCGAGGACTACGCGCACCGGGAGTGGGACGTGGTCACCCCGTCCAATCCGTACAGTGCCAGCAAGGCCATGCAGGAGGCGTACCTGATCAGTGCGTGGCGCACTTACGGTCTCCCCGTGGTGATCACTAACACCATGAACATCATCGGTGAGATGCAGGATCCCGAGAAGTTCGTCCCGATGATTATCCGGAACATCCTCCACGACCGGCCGATCACCGCTCACGTCAGCCCGACCGGCAAGCCGGGCAGCCGGTTCTACCTCCACGCCCGGAACCTGGCCGATGCATGGCTGTGGCTCACGCGCCGGTATCTCGAACCCGAGGGACAGGTGTCCATGGGTCCGCCCTCGCTGTACGCCGACGGCTCCTCGCGGCCGGACCGGTTCAACATCGTCGGGGAACGTGAGGTCGACAACATCGAGCTGATCCACATGATCGGTGACTTCATGGGCCGCAGTGACGTCGGGACGCTGATCGAGCACACCGACTTCCACAGCCAGCGGCCGGGCCATGATCTCCGTTACGCGCTCGACGGTTCGAAGATCACCGAGGCCGGATGGTATCCACCGGTCGCCCTGGACACTTCTCTGAAGCGCACGGTCGAGTGGACCCTTGATCATCCGGAGTGGCTGAGCATATGAGCATGTGGAGCAGTGATCTAGATCTCGAAGTGACCGGCCTGGGCGAAGATCCTGATCATCCCGAGGAGAAGATCGACGTCGCGGTGAACGTCGGTACCGGGGAGATCCGCCTCGCCCTGCACAACGAGGAGACGTGGCGTCAGGTCATCATCACTCCCGAAGACACCGCGAAACTGATCACTTCACTTCAGTATCAGCTGGCCTTTTCCGTGAGGATCTCCCCGTGAGGATCTACAAGCTGCCGGAGCTGGAGCCCTGGGAGGAACCCTGCCGGGGTTCGATCACCGACCGGACGACCGGTGATGTGGTCATGTGTGCTCTGCGGTTCGGCCACGAGGACGACTGCGCCCGGGGATTCCTCCGGTGGGATCCAAGGACAGGTTCGTTCTATTCCTGCCGGGAGTTCCGATCGGCTGCCGCGTACCGTGAGTGGCGCGATCTGCTGAACGATCCGTGGAGAGATCACGATCTGATTCTGTAACCGGATCGGGACAATCCCTTTACATGCTCTAGACTCCTGTGCGGCTGGGGGCAGCTACCGGGAGAGGATCAGTCCCATGGGCACGCACCGAAAGGCGCGACAGCACAAGACCGTTGCCGCTGTCAGCACCGTCGGGTTTGCCGGAACACTCGCACTTGCAGCGGCCACGCCTGGCAACGCGGCGTCGGTCAGCACCTGGGACAAGGTCGCTGCCTGCGAGTCTTCCGGGAACTGGCACATCAACACGGGGAACGGTTACTACGGAGGTCTCCAGTTCACCCGCTCCACCTGGATTGCCTACGGCGGAGGAAAGTACGCACCACGGGCGGACCTCGCGACCAAGGCTGAGCAGATCTTGATCGCGGAGAAGGTTCTTTCCGGTCAGGGTCCGGGAGCCTGGCCGGTTTGCTCTGTGCGGGCCGGTCTCACGCGCGGTGGCCCTGCTCCCCGCCTGGCGCCTGAAAGCGTCCCCAAGGCGGCACCACGCGCCGTGACGCCCCCCTCCACAAGTTCCGGCACCTCTAAGGTGGCCATCCCCGCCGGGGCGCGCGCGGTCGCCTACGCGAAGTCCATGATTGGAACGCACTACCTGCTCGGCGGGAACGGCCGGGGCGGTATCGACTGCTCCGGGCTCACGAGCCAGGCATGGCATCACGCCGGGGTGAGCATCCCCCGGATCGCCAACGATCAGTGGCACAGGCTCCCGCGCGTGTCCCTGTCCCACCTCCAGCCGGGGGACATCATCGCGTTCGGGTACAGCTACGGGTACGCCAACCACGTCGGGATCTATGCCGGACACGGGATGATCATCGACACGTCCTCGCATCGCGCGGGCGGTGGGGTCGGTATGCAGTCGCTCTCCTCGCGCACCGGTGGGGGATCATGGCATGCGCTCGGCGCGGTGCGTCCGGCCGGGAAGACGCTGTACAAGAGCGTTCCCAAGTGGGCCCAGCCGGAGAGCGCCCCGGCGAAGCCCAAGATCACGCCAAAAACCTCGCCCGAGGTTTCACCATCGGTCCAGCAGGCCGGGACAATCACGCATACCGTCGTGCCGGGAGACACGCTCTACCACATCGCGAAGCTCTATGACGTCGAGGGAGGGTGGCCCGCGATCTTCCATGCGAACCTGCCGCTGATCGAGGAGTGGGCCCGGGAGCACGGGGCCGAGGCGGACGGGAACTGGATCTACCCCACACAGGTGCTTACGATCCCCGGGCCGAAGAAGGTTTGACACGACCGATTCGATCATTCAAGCTGGATCCAACGACCGGGGGCACCCGGTCGGGGCGTGACGGAAGGGCCCTATGCAGAACGGGGTCCGAACGTGCGGTCGGCGGAAGACAACCGCTCGGGTGGCTGGCCAACGGTGATCTACTTGGACGGGACGAGGGTAGCGCCTCGGAATCTGTGCCTTCGCAGGCTAACGACTGGCCCGGATCTTCGACTCGAATCCGAGGGCTGCGATCCGGTGGAGGTGGAATCCTCCCTCCCACACAACACCCCTCCGCAGACGGCTTGCCGGTCCGGAGGGGTTTGTGCTGTTCGGGGTCACCGCCCAAGAGCGGGGATGATCACAGCGATCAGCAGCCAGGCCGCGAAGATCGCACCAACGATGATCAGAAACAGACGCATGGGATCACCTCCGAGTCTCTCCGGTCTGGTACCCGCCTCGACATGATCTAGCCTGACGTCATGGCGGGTCCCTCGACTGCACTGCTCTCCGCCCGGCGGCTGCACGATATGGCAGCGCTCGTGCGCCGGGTGGCGGAGGGCTGGGCACCGCTCCCGCACCAGATTCCCCCACCGGGTGAATGGTACGGCTGGCTGCTTCTGGCGGGCCGTGGTGCTGGTAAGACGGACGCGTGTGCGAACTGGATGATCGAGCATGTCAACGGTCCTCCCTGCATGCCGGGACCCATTCCCCACTGGATGGCGATCATCGGCCCCACCCTCGGTGACGCGGTGCGCTCCGGATACGAGGGACCTTCGGGCATCCGGGCCCATGATCCGCGCGCGGTCAAGGTCACCCGTGACGGTGGCACGGTGATCCACTGGCCGAACGGTTCCGAGGCCAAGGTGTTCGGCGCGCACAGCGAAGAGGACACCGACCGGCTCCGCTCCGGTGGTAACACGTGCGCCGTCTGGTGCGAGGAAATGGCAGCCTGGCGCTACCTTGATCAGGCATATGCACAGATGAGGTTCGGTCTCCGCACCGGTCCGCACCCGCGCTGGGTCGGCTCGACCACTCCGAGGCCACGTGCATTGATCAAGAAATTCGCGCAGAAGACACCCCGGAACATGGTCGTCACGCACGCCACGACCCGGGACAATCCCCACCTGACTCCGGACTTCCTGGAAGCCCTGCTGGAGAGCTACGCCGGTACCTCCCTGGCAGCTCAGGAGCTTGAAGGCCGGATCATTGACCAGGATGAGAATGCTCTGTGGGTCCGCGAGCAGATCGAGGCGTACCGGATCAACCCGGACGATGTGCCGGATCTGAGCAAGATCACGGTTGGGGTCGACCCGTCCGGCGGCGCCGGTGAGCAGGGGATCGTGGTAGCGGGCAAACAGCTGTGGCTTCCTCCGGGTGCGGATGAGCGCCGGGTGAAGCCGCTCATGAACGGCTTTGTCCTCGACGATCGTACGTGCCACCTCAAGCCCGAGGGCTGGGGGAAGCGCGCCGTGCGCGCGGCCGTCGACTGGGAAGCCGACGACATCGTGGTGGAGCAGAACTACGGCCGGGACATGGCGATCGCAACCATCCGGGGCGCCTGCGAACAGCTCGGGTACAACATCCCGATCCGGGTTGTGACGGCCACGCGCGGTAAGAAGGTACGCGCGGAGCCGGTGTCGGCGCTCACGGCCAACGGCCGGTGGCACCACGCCGGAGTGTTCGACGATCTTGAGGACCAGCTCTGCACCTGGCACGAAGAGCTGGACTGGTCCCCGGACCGGCTCGACGCCATGGTGTGGGATGCCTGGCACCTGAAGCTGGCGCATACTGCTCCTGCCGGAGCGGGATCGATCGGGAGCAACGCTGCACGGAAGAAGATCGTGCAGGAGCCTCACTGACCGATGCTATGATCCGTCCGGCTCAAACCATCACAGAAGGAGAACCCGGTCATGGGCGTTACCAAGATCTTCGGCAGAGAGCAAGCGATGTGGCTCGGCCTCGTGGCCGGTGCCGTCGGCGTCCTCACCGGCTTCGGTGTGGACGTCTCCCCGCACGTACAGGGTGTCATCACTGCGGTGATCGTCTTCGCGTTCGGCGTGTACAACGCGATCAAGCTCCACGACGGGCTCAACGCTCTCGTCACCCATATCGCCACGGCGCTGTTTTCCCTGCTCGCCGCGTTCGGTCTCGATTGGACCAGCGAGAAGCAAGCAGTGATCCTCGGATCCCTCGCCCTGGTCGCATCCTTCGTGACACGTCAGACCGTGGTGAACCCGGTTCCCGCGAGCGTCTCGCCCGCCGGGAAGCTCGTGGCATGACCGGCTTTCTGATCATCGCTGGCCTGTTGGCCGCAGCTCTCGGGGTATGGGTGGCCGTCCTTGGCATCCGGTTCCTGATCTCCGGCCGACGGGCCTTTGACCGGTACCTGTTCATGACGTCGGACCCTGTCCGGCCTGCCCGTCCGGTAGGACGGGAGCACTGATCATGAGCAGGCGGCGGGGGCGGCAGTGGCGGGAGCAGCGCGCCGTGCTACGGGCCCGGAAGCGCCGGGACAACGGTGATCCACTTCCGTACATGGTCATTCTCAAGCAGGAACGTGACCGGCTCAACATCATTGCTCCAGTGGACAAAAGCCGTAAGGTTGTCAACATCTTCGGGCCGGGAGGCACTCTGTGATCAGGGAACTTGTGCTCTGGCTCATGCTCTCCGCGTGCGCCTACCGGGTGACCCGGCTGGTCACGAAGGACACGTTCCCGCCGGTGCTGTGGATCCGTGACCGGCTGGCCGGAGGCTGGCGGCCTCTGACCGACAAAGAATGGGAAGAGATCAGGAAGCCGGACAAACCTGCTCCATTCCAGCCGAAGGATGTCGGCGGTAAGGCATCCCGGTATGTCACCCGGGTGTCCTGGTCCCCGCACTGGCTCTCCGAACTGATCATCTGCCCGTGGTGCGCGAGTGCCTATGTCTCCGGGGCTCTGGTGCTGATCACGGACTGCGTGATCGGGATCCAGTGGCCGTGGCTCATGGGCGGCGCGGTGTGGGCCGGTGCGGCGCTTCTCGGGTCGAGGGAGTGGGCATGAACATCAACTGGCCTGCGGCCGTGGTCGCGCTCGGGACGGTCGCTCTGGGTATCGGAGCGATTAAGATCCTTCGGAGGAAGAAGAGGAAGATCAAATGACCGACCAGCCGCAGGGCCCGCCCCCGTACGATCCTGCGCATCCGAGCGTCTCGAATCAGGTCCCGGCGTGGCTGTTCACCGGGCGGCACAAGACGCCGCAGGGTGATCTGCTGATCTGCACGATCCGTGTCCCCAATTCGACCACGACGGCGGTCATGGACAAGGCCAGTGCACAGAAGTGGATCAAGCAGTTGCAGGACGAAGTGGATCAGATGTCCTCGCTTTCGATCGCTCCGGCCGGTATGCCCATGCCTCCCATGAACTCCAATGGACGCCCGTTCGGGTAACCTGGGGAGTGCCTATCCGGGTCTGAAGCCCCCGGCGGTCCTGATCCCTCCGCCGGGGGCTCAGTTATGCCCATACACCGGAGTGAATGATTATCCGGTCCCCCTGCGTAATAATAAGACAAGTTACTAATACGTAGGGTAAGAAAAGCCACAGACGGCCGTCTAACGAGATCCTTTGAGGTCCCCGGTACCCGCGCACCACCCCCTCCGAGATAGGGATAGTGCCTGGTCAGAGTATTATCAACTTCTCAGCCCCGTACGCCGTACAGGGAGACGCTGCATAATTTTTCACCGGGTCGCGATGATCAATTCTTCCTGACAGATCGTTCATGCCACAATGCGCTCATGCTGATCGCTGAAGCCGATCCAGTAACCGGCCTGCTGCTCCAGTACGGAGCGGTGGGTCTGCTGGCGTTGCTGGCCCTGGCGGCTGTCCGCGTTCTGTTCGCTAGGCTGACGTCCGAGCTGGAAAGCCACAAGCAGCGCGGTGATCGGCTGGAACTCGAACTGATCAAGATCAATGAGGCGGTCAGGAATGAGTACCTCACCACAATTGCTCAGTCAGCGCGCGCAACCGCAGAAGCAAGCCAGGCAGTTGCCAACGCCCTGGCAGCGCTTCGCAGGGATTGATCTTATGGAGGCAGCGCAGCCCCAGCAGAGCCACATCGATCGTGTCCTGGCCGAGTCGAAGCGTCTTCGTGCGGAGATGCTCCGGACGTCCGAGGAACTCAAGCAGTTCGCCGATGACCTTATGGAAGCCGCGAAGGTTCTCAAGAGGGAAGCCGAGCAGCAGCCCACCCATCCTCCCCGTGCCCCCGGGAGCACCAACGATGCAGGAGCATGAGCACGCGGAAGTGGAAGCTCTCGTCGAGGCGGCCACCGGACTGATGGACAAGGTTCACAAGCTCGCCCAGGACGAGGGAATCCAGTTCACCACCCTGGCCAAAAAGGCTCATGAGACCCGCGTCCTCGCAGTGGTCGCAATCACCGGCCTGATCCTCGATGTTGTCCTGACGTTCGCCATGGCGTTCGGTGGCTGGCAGCTCAAGCATCTGACCAACCGGCTGGACGTCGCCCAGACGACCACCCGTCAGAAAGCTCTGTGCCCGCTGTATCAGGTCTTTCTCGATTCGGAGTCCCCCGCCGGGCGGAAGGCTGCCCCGGATCCCGTGAAGTACGATCATGCGTTCAAGGTCATCCGAGAGGGTTATTCCGCGCTGGAGTGCTCTAAGTTCATCGACAGTGCGGGGGCCGGAGCCCCCACCCCGTGAGGGGATTCGAGCCGATCACGGTACTCTGTGGCCGATCAAGGCCGGGAGGATCACCATGCCGTGGTACGCACCGTGGCGGACGAAGCCGCAGCCCGACACCGACGCGCTGACCGCCGCCGCGACGATCGTCGCGGCCCCGCGCGGTCCGCTTATGAAGACCGACGAATCGTGGCAGCGCGAAGCGTGGGAGTTCTTCGATGCCCTCGGGGAGTTCAACACCGGAGTGACCTGGCTCTCCCAGATGATGAGCCGCGTACGGTTCCGCGCTGCCCTGCTCGATCCCGACCTTGACGAACCCTCGATCTCCGACGTCAAGTCGAGTGATCTCGCGGCCACGCTCATGCGGGACCTGGCCGGTGGCGTCGGCGGACAGGCTCAGATGATCAGGGGACTGGTCACCCAGCTGTCCGTGCCGGGTGAGGGATACCTCGTCGGGGAGCAGCTCACCGAGAAGTCGTTCTCGTGGATGGTCCGGTCCAACGAGGAGGTCCGCGCGACCGGAGGGCACTTCGAGGTCGTCGGGGACCGGATCCCCTCGGTGCGCTGGATCCCGCTGCCGGAGAACTCCCTCGTGGTCCGGGTGTGGCGTCCGCACCCCCGGTATTACCACATCGCCGACTCTCCGGCCCGATCGGCACGGCCGATCATGCGAGAGCTGGAGTTGGTCAACCGGCATATCACAGCCGAGTACCTCTCACGGCTCGCCATGGCCGGACTGCTGATCCTCCCCGAGGAAGCCTCCTTCCCGGTGCGCGAGGAGTTCCAGGACGAGCCCGACGCCCTGTCCCTGGAGTTCGTCGAGATCGCGGCTGAGTCGATCAAAGAACCCGGGCACGCCTCCGCGATCGTCCCCCTGCTGATCCGCGTCCCGTCCGAGGTCGCGGACAAGATCAAGCACATCGACTTCACTCTTCAGATCGAAGAGAAGATCATCGAGCGCCGTAACTCCGCGATCGAGCGGCTGGCGAACAAGATGGACATCCCCACCGAGATCATGACCGGCCGGGGCAACGTCAACCACTGGACCGCGTGGAACCTCGACGAGGCGGCGCTGAAGACGCACATCGCTCCGATGGCGGAGCTGATCGCGCACTGCCTCACGGTCGGATACCTCCAGCCCCGCTTGGCCGCGTCCGGGGAAAAGGACGTCGGCAAGTGGGTCGTCTGGTATGACATGAGCGAGCTGGCGATCCGGCCGGACCGCTCCGAAAACGCCGTGCTGGCGTACGACCGGGGAGAGATCGACGGCGAGGCGCTGCGCCGGGAGACCGGGTTCGACGAGGACGACATCCCCGAAGGCGATGTGCTAGTCACGCAGCTTCTCAAGACGATCTTGCGGACGCAGACGAACCCCGCCATGGTCGGCGAGGCGTTCGAGGCGCTCACGCATGCGGGGATCTTCACCGAACCGGTCGTGCCGGAGGCTCCCACCGGCGGCGCTCCGCCAGGAGCGGCCGAGGACGGACAGAATCCCCCGCAGGACGAGGGAAAGACGACTGGTGAGGAGACTGGTCCCCCGAACGCTGGGAAGGCGCCAGACGGCCAGCCAGCCAAGAGCCCCGACAAGCCTCCGGCGAAGACGGCCGCCCAGCTGGACCATGCACTGAAGCAGGCTCAGGCCATGCACGCGATCCGCTTCAGCGGGACCCGGGATCCGGTGCTTATGCATCCCCCGCTCTGCTCTGAGAACGCGTACGGATGCCCGTTCACCCATGCAGCCGAAGACGCCTTGATCACTCGCCTGTCCACCGGTTCGTATGAAGCCAAGCTGGACGCGTTCGGACGGCTGATCGTTGGTGCGGGTGTCCCCTGGCTCGACACGAACGGATGGATCACTACGGAAACCGAGATCCTCGGTAGGCGTACACGAGCAATGGTGGGCAGCCGTGGCTGATGATGATCACCTGAACGGGTGCATGATCGCCCTCATGCCGACGGCCGAGGACGCGAAGCGGCTTTCGATCAAGGGCGGGGAGGCAGCGGAAGATCTTCACTGCACCCTGCACTTCCTCGGGGACGACGAGACCGCGTTCACTCCGGCCGCACGTCAGGAGATCATCGGCGCCCTCATGATGATGTTCGCGGAGTTCCCTCCGATCACCGCGAACATCTTCGGAGCCGCGCACTGGAACGCCGGGAGCGAGAAGCCCTCGTGGGTGTGGTCGGTTGGTGATCAGAAGCCGGTCGACGAGTGGTTCCCTCCATTGGAAGCGGCGCACTCAGTGGCGTGTGACGCGGTGTGGACGGCCGCGCCAATCGGGGTGGAGATCCCCGCCCAGCACACTCCCTGGGTCGCCCATATCTGCGCCGAGTACTCAGACGATCTGACCCTGGTCAAAGAGCTGGAGAAGCGGCTCGGGCCGGTTACCTTCGACCGGGTCCGGGTGAGCTTCGGCCATGAGGACACGGACATCCCGCTCACCGGCGCCGTGACGGCGGCCGGGATCATGCGCCGGAAGCTCACCGACTTCGAGATCGCCTCGCGGGCAGACTTCGCGATGATTGATAAGCAGTGGGATGACGCGGTCGGCGCGACTCTGAACGATTACGCGCGGACCGAGGCAGACCAGCGCGCCAGTCTCCGTGATCAGATCGCGAAGATCGTCGATGACGGGGACCTGGACCGGCTCGGGTACCTCACCGTGGACACTGATCATCTGACCGTTCTGCTCACCGATCACATGACCCGGTACGCGATCACCTCCGGCAAAGAGATGCAGCGCGAGGCAGAGCACCAGGGAATCGAGATCCCTCCGTGGGACCTGTCTGAGGAGCTGACGGCGTCCACGGCCGGAGAGGTCATCCGGTCCGTGGCCCGGGTCACCGCGCGAGCCCTCGGGCTCAACCTCGTGCAGTCGGCCGGACGCCGGGCGCTCACCTTCGTCACCTCCGGCCGGTCCGGGCGCCAGGTGGCCGAACGGGTGGACCGGGACCTGAAAGATCTTTCGCTCCGGACGCCCCGGGACTACATCGGTTCGGCCATGTCGTCGGCACAGAACACCGGACGTATGGCGGTCCTGCGGGTGGCTCCCCCAGGGCTCTACATGGCCAGTGAGGTGCTCGACAAGGCCACGTGCGCAGCCTGCCGGGCGATCGACGGAACCGAGTTCACCTCGCTGTCCCAGGCGGCCGAGGCGTACCCGTCCAGCGGTGGCGGATACGCCAACTGTGCGGGCGGTGGGCGGTGCCGTGGCACAATGATCGCCGTCTGGGGCTCGGCCGAGGTCGGCAGCGCGTCAATGAAGGCGGTCACTGTGCCGTGGCATGTGGCGAAGAGCAGCAAGTGCGGATCATCGAAACCGTGGGCAGTGATCAAGGATGCCACGGGTGAAGTCGAGGGATGCCACGCGACCGAGGCGAAGGCAGACAAGCAACTGGCCGCCCTGTATGCGGCTGAAGGAGGCAACGCCGTGGCAACCGTGACCGAAGAGCTGGGCGGCAAGCCGAACCCCGGCACGAAGAAGGACAAGCGGCTTCACGAGAACGACGATTACGAAGGCGCCACCCTCGCGACCGACGACTGTGAGGGCGAGGACTGCGACGAGGGAACGACCGGCATGGCGGCCCATCTCTCGATCACAGATATCGTTCAGGCGGCATGGGACGGATCTGCTTCCCGGTTCACCGACGAGCAGTACAAGTCGGCCACGGCTGCGTGTGATCCCGGTGAGGGATCAGTGAAGGAACGCTGTTTCCTGCCCCATCATGAGCCTGGCGGTGCACTGAATCAGGACGGTCTGAGCGCGGCGGCCGGTCGAGTCAGCTCCCTGTCCGGTCGTGATTCCGGAGCGGTGGCACGGGCGAAGTCCCACCTTCGTGGGCATTACAACAAGCTGGGGAAGCCGGTCCCCTCGAACCTGAAGGCCACGCAGGACGAAGTGGCAGCCTTCGGGCTGGAGAACGACTATGACATGATCATCTGGGGTGCCCCGGTCGAGTTCGCGGACGATGGCGGGTGCCCCCCGAACATGATGAAGGACCCCGCCACCGGCGAATGCGGGCCCATGAAGGCATCCGGCGACACAGCCCCGTGGGAGGGCGTCCTCGCAGTCGAGGATCAGGTGACTGGAGACGGCCGCGAGTTCGCCGGTGGCGCCCTGACGTGGCCGGAGAACATCGAGCCCGGTGAGGTGCTGCTCCGCTGGAACAAGGAAGATTCCCACGGCGGGGAGCCCCACACGACGGCTGTGACGGTGGGCCGGATTGATTCGATCTGGCGTGACGGCCAGAAGATCATGGGCAAGGGTGTGTTCGACCTCGGCTCCGAGGATGGCGCGGAGGCTCACCGGCGCGTCCAGGAGAAGTTCCTCCGTGGCGTGAGCATCGACGCCGACTCGATCGGGAACGCCGATGTGGAGTTCGTGTGGCCGGAGAACGCGGGCGCCGACGAGGAGGCCGACCCGCTGGCGATGCTCTTCGCCCAGCCGGAGAAGGTGATCTATCACGGTGGTCGGATCCGCGCCGCGACGCTCTGTGACATCCCTGCTTTCGCCGAGGCGTACATCGCTCTCACGGACGATTCCGGCGCGGTCGTGGCCGGTGGCGCTCCGACGCTGGAGGAGTACGCCGAGGTTCAGTCGTCGATCGCTGCCACGAGGGCGAAGAGCATCCCGCCGAAGGACCGGCTAAGGGCGACGCTCGTCGCTCACGGCGGGCCGGAGTGGCGTCCCCCGGCGGAGTGGTTCGAGAACCCCCAGCTGAGCCAGCCCACCACGATCCACGTGACCGAGGACGGCCGGGTGTTCGGCCACGCGGCGCAGTGGGGAGCCTGCCACATCGGGTTCATGGATGTGTGCACGCAGCCGCCTCGTGAGGACGACTTCCCGTACTTCGCCACCGGCGAGCTGGTCACCGACAGCGGCAAGGTCGTGACGGTCGGGCAGATCACCGTGACCACGAATCACGCGGATCTCTACGTAGGGGCCGGTCCGGCGAAGGAGCATTACGAGAACACCGGAAACGCCATCGCTGACGTCGCGGTCGGCTCGGACCGCACCGGCATCTGGGTGGCTGGAGCGATCCGGCCGAACGCAGACCCGATGCTCGTGCACGAACTCCGTGCTTCGGGTGAGGTCTCCGGGGACTGGCGCCGGATCGGTGGTCAGCACCGCCTCGTCGGACTCCTCGGAGTCAACGTCGGCGGATTTGTGGTGCCGCGCATGAAGGCTCGGGTGGCTGGTGGACAGGTTCAGGCACTGATCGCGTCCGGCCGTCTGTCCACGGCACACGTCCACCCTGCACCTCCGGAGCCGATGGACCGGAAGGCTGCCTATAAGATCGTCATGGACGATCTGGCCCAGCAGATGATGAACGAGGGGAGTGAATGATCATGCGTATCGTCATAGAACTCGGATGCGGATGTGGTGGGCAGGTTCCCCCGCCCCCGCCGCCCCCGCCCGTCGGCGGAGAGCAGCCTCCGGCGCAGCCCCAGCAGTGAGACCCGGGGCCGCCTTGGTCGGTCCGGCCCCGTGAAAGTGAGCCCTCGCAGGCGTCTCCTCGTTCGCCCGTGAGGGCTCACTGCTGCCCTGACCTGTGGTTTCACCGGATCGATCAAAGCATAGACGATCTTTGGTGATCCGGATTTTTACTGCTACCTTGCGGCCGAGCAACATCATCACCTGTTCCGGCTCACTTCGGAGGTCACAGTGCCCGAGCCGCTCGAACGCATCACTGTCCCGGGTGACCTGATTCCGCTCGGTGACGCCGAACTTCAGGAACTGCACGATCAGGTTCTCGCGGCGTTCAACGAGGTCCGCGACAAGGGTCCCGGCAACTACGAAGAGGCCGACCTCACGTACGCGTTCGAGCTGCGCGACGGCCTGAGCAAGGTCAAGGCCGAGCAGGCAGCCCGTGAGGTCCGCGCCAAGAACACGGCCGCAGCCGCAAAGCTCAAGGCCGAGCGCGTGATCAACGAGATCAACGAGTCGATCAACGGTCCGGCCGAGGGCACTCCCGAGGCGGCCGTACAGGCAGCCCGGTCCGACCTGGAGCACGACGAGGCGATCGCGGCGGCAGCGGCACGCGGTGTCACGGACGCGTTCACGAAGATGTTCGGGCAGAATCGTTCGGCCAGCTTCACCCAGGTCACGGAGCGCGCGGCGGCCTCCCTCGGAGCCACTCAGCAGGCGGCTCCCAAGGTAAAGGCGCCGGAGGCGAAGCTCGCTGTCACGGCGGCCGGTACCGGCAACGCGCTGACCTCACTCGAAGGTCTCGGCGCTGCGTTCACGCGGATGGCGAACGACATCCCGACCACCCAGCTCGGCAACAGCGCGCCGCGCCACAAGGTGGCGACGATCTCGAACGAGTTCCGTCACACGGCGGACATGAACACCAATCCGTATGTGCTCCAGGAGAAGATCGACGCCATGATGTCAGAGCCGGATTCTCCGGCACTGACGGCGGCCGGTGGCTGGTGTGCACCGAACGAGATCCGCTACAACTTCTTCAACATCGCGGATGAGCCCACGGGCCTGCTCGACCTGCCCACCGTCGGCGTCACGCGCGGCGGTCTCCAGTGGCCGGTCAGCCCGGCGATCGGTGACGTGTTCTTCCAGGCCGGTGGCTCGAACCCGGCATCCGGTTTCGGTGGCTTCGCGTTCAGCTTCGCGAACACTTCCGACCCGTGGCTGTGGTCCGAAACGGACGACATCCTCACCGTCACCGGCTCGGTCAACAAGCCGACCCTCCGCGTTCCCTGCTCCTCGTTCACCTCGGGGCGTCTTGAGGCGTACGGCCTCACCCTGACGGCGGGCAACCTCACGGACTCGGCATACCCCGAGCAGACGCAGAACTTCCTCCGCCTGCTTCGCATGGCCTACGCGCACGCGATCAACGCCCGGCTGATCTCCCTCGTGGCATCCGGATCGACGGCCTACTCGGGTCTCGGTCTCGCGGGCAAGCCTGCGTTCCAAACGATCCTGGACGGCGTTGAGCTGGCCGCGACCGACTACCGCAACAAGTTCGCCATGGCGGAAGACGCGGTGCTCGAAGTGATCCTGCCCCGCTGGATCCTCGCGGTCATGCGCGCGGACCTGTGCTGGAGGACCAAGGTCGAACGCGAGTCGGTTCCGGACTCCGTGCTCCGTGGCTACTTCACGGACCGTGGTGTGCGGGCCCAGTTCGTGAGCGACTACCAGGTACGCGGTACCGCTCAGTTCGGTCTCAACGTCACCACCCTGGTCACGTGGCCGACGGCGGTCGACATGCTGATCTACGCGCCCGGCACGTTCCTCCACGGTCAGGGCATGTCCCTCGATCTCGGAGTGGTCCGTGACTCTGTTCTCAATGCCGAGAACGACTTCACGGCGGCATGGGCCGAGGAGACGCACATGATCGCCAAGGTCGGTCACGAGTCCCGCAAGTACACGATCACCTACGGTGTCGCCGGTTCCGGTACGGCCGACCTCGCCGCTGGTGCTCAGCTCTGATCATCGTCGTCCTCACGTTCCGGGGAGGATTCACCGCCTCCCCGGAACCGATCAAGGGAAGGCGGTGAATCATGGCTGGACCCCGAGTGGTCGTCGACAGCCCTACGTTCACCCCGCTCCCGTACGGTCTGTGGGACGCGGTCCAGAAGCCGACGGCCGACACGAACCACTGGCAGAACGGGATCACGTGGATCGACCGGTGCGGGAACGGCGACACCCTGTACGAGGAGTGCATCGCGGTCACCGGCTCCGGCGGATCGCCGACTGCTCAGGCAGCCATGGCGTCCAACATCACGCAGACGAACCGGGGAGCTACCCCGTTCGCCTGCTATGCGGAGTTCGACTGCTCCCCGGTCGGCCTGATCGATGCCCAGTCGATCGCGGACGAGGCACTCGACAAGATCCGGAACTTCCAGTTGGAGCGGGCGTTCTGGACCGGCACGGCCGGTAAGACCCGGACCGGGAACATTGCCCAGACCACGGTGTTCCCCCACCTGGCCGCGAATGTGGCCCTACTCGATCCCAACGACTCGTCGATCACTCTCCAGCCCACGGCCAACATGTCGGCCTCCGGCGGTGCGACGACTGATGTGGCCGATGGTCTCGGGCAGCTTCAGGGGGCTCTCGCCGGTGCGTACCACGGGGTCGGAGTGATCCATATCCCGACCACGGCGCTTCCCACCTTTGTTGCGTGGGATCTCGTCGATGACCGCGATGGCGGGCTCTACACCCACGCCGGTAACCGGGTGGTCGTCGGTCATGGGTATACCGGATCAAGCCCCGCAGGGGTTGCCCCGGCGGCCGGAACCACGTGGATCTACGGAACCGGTGCCGTGTTCGGCTATCAGGCGTCGGTCGAGATGGGCTCACTCAACGAGCTGTTCGACCGGTCCGAAAACACGCATCACATGGTGGCTCAGCAGGTCTACGTGCTCGGGTTCGAGTGCGCCCTGTTCGCTACGCAAATCCAGCTCGGCGTGCCCACATAAGGAGTTGAAGACGTGGCATCGTCAAATGTTGCCGCTCCGATCAAGGGGCGCGTTTACCGAGTCGTCAAGCTCGACAGCTGTGGTAACCCGGTCACGGGTACCGGCTCGGGTATGCAGATGGTTCACTCCGCCTTCACTCAGGTGGGCCAGGATCCGCAGTACGAAGACGGCGTGGAGTTCTTCGAGCGCACCGCTTCCGGCGCTCTGTGCGTGAACCAGAAGGACGACCCGATCCTGAAGAGGATCAACCTCACGATCGACTTCTGTGCGGTCAACGTCACCGGCGCGGCCTACATGTCGAGCATGAGGGAACTCACGCTCGGCACGGCTCCGGCCACGACCGGCTACGGCTTCGCCCTGCTCGAAGGTGCATCGTCCAACCGGTTCAGCCTGGAGGTGTGGCAGGAGGTCGCCGGTTCCGGGGCGTGCTCCAGCACTGGCCTCCAGCAGTACATCTACAACGCGTGGCCCAACGTCGGCGCGGCCAAGATCGGTAACTACAACATCGAGCTTGCCCGGTCCACACTGGAGATCATGGGCGAGACGCGTGCAGTCTCGACCGCCACGAACGGGTGGCTGGCCAAGAACGGCAGCGCTTCATGGCTCCCCGCCGGTATCACCCTGCTGGGAACCGAGCACTGGCTATGGAACATCACCACTACGGCGCCGCCTGCCTCGGCAACCGACCCGACGGCGAACCTCTGATCATGGCCGCTGTCCTGCTGACGCTTCCGCCGGTCCGTTGGGTGTGCCCCAACTGCCCGGTGGAAGCGGTCACGCCCGGGAACGTTCCGAACCGGTACCACGAGTGCCGGGGTCTGGCGGGGATCACCGCCCCCATGGTTCCGGCCGGATCCCGGTCCCGGGTGCATTCCGTAGTCCGCGAGGACTACGTGGCAGGCGAGATCGTCCGGTACGACGCCTGGGGGCGTCCGATCATGTCCGTGATCACCGAGCGGCCGGACGGCTCGAACGACGTCACGGTGTTTGCACCGACGGCAGTACTCAAGGTGGCGATGTGACATGGCCAGCGTGGTGAACGCGAACACGATCACTGTGGGCGCCGGATCGACGACCAACATATGGGGGATCACCGGATCGGGTACCGGCCCGTCTCGGGTGATCGTTCGTACCGCTTCAACCGGTGTGCTGGTCGGCGGATCGGACCTGATCAACTTGGGATACGGGTTCGAACTTCTACCCAACAAGGAATACACATTCGATCTTCGTCCCCGGGACACGAGTTTCCCGACCAGCGGAGACGAAGGTTCCCTGAACGTGAAGAACACGAACGGGTCAAGCGTCACGGTGAGCTATATAGCTCTTCCGCTCGCGTGATCTAGGAGGAAGATCATGGCCTGGACCGCGAGCAACGTCTTCCAGGAGTGGGTGAAGAACCCGCTCTTCACAGGCGTGACCGGCGTTGCCACGTCGTACACCGGATACGCCACTGACACGATCAAGTGCGCACTTTTCGCGTCCGGTATTACCCCGGACCGTACGGCGGCCGTTGGTTTGACCGGCTACAACACCGGCGTCTGGACCACTGGTAACGAGAAGACCGGGTCGTCCGAGTGGGTGGCCGGTGGCCGTGCGCTGGCGTCCAAGACGAACGTGGCTTCGGCTGGCACGGTCACGCTCGACGCGGCCGACCTCACCGGCTCCGCTTCGATCACCATGACGTCCGTGGAAGGCTGTTTGATCTACGACGATACTGTGATCGCAGGGAACACGGTGGCCGACCAAGGGATCTGCTATCTGTGGTTCGGCGGTGCGCAGTCCGTGACGGCAGGAACGTTCTCCGTTGTGTTCAATGCGGCCGGTATCGTCACGGCGACGGTCTGAGGAGTAGATCATGGCACGCACTCTCTACGTCGCCCCGGTCCCGCCGCTCAACGTCACTGCTGGTGCGGCCTACGCATCCTCGGCGACCATCGCGGATGTCTCTCCGGTGCCTCAGATCGTCCTTCCGGCGAACCTGCTCGACGTCGGCCAGGTGCTCCGGCTCCGGGCGTTCGGGACGTTCTCGAACACCGGTACCCCGACCTTGCTCCTCGGGTTCTACTACGGTGCGGTGGCCGGTGTCGCTCTTGCGGCCACCTCGGCAATCACCACGACCACCGGCGCGACGAACTGGCAGTGGTCCATGGAGTACGAGGGCCGTGTGCGCAGTACCGGAACCGGTGGCACGATCATGGGTGCGGGCTGGATCGATCTTGCGACTTCCCTGACGGCCGTCACTCACCGGCCCATCCCGGAAACCGCGCTCGCCACGGTCACCATCGACACGACCACGGCCAAGCAGATCACCGTGGGTGCCACCTGGGGAACGTCCTCCGCGTCGAACACTCTCACATGCCATCACTTCGGTGTGGAACTGATCGGCTGACCGACCTATCCCGGAGGTGAGGCCCCGTGGCTCTCATCCCCGGGAACCTGCTCAGCTATAACCACCAGTCGGTAGAGACCTCGATCGGCAACTGGGCCGATTTCGCCAATGGCGCATCCTCGGTCGTCCAGGGATCCGGCACCTTCCTCGAAGGCTCGAAGTCGATCCTGACCACACGCAACGCCACTGCGGGCGATGTGGCCATGGGTGGCCTGACGACCACCGGCAACGCTCCGGTCGTCTCTCCGGGGACGACGTACGTGTACTCGTTCTGGGTCTTCAGCACCGTGGCGAACACGGTGTGGCACGCACAGAACGACTGGTACCAGTCGAACAACACGACGTTCATCAGCACTGTGACCGGGCCGGACACTACTGTCCCCGCATCCACCTGGACCGAGATCAAGTCCACACAGACCGCTCCGGCTCTCGCGGGTGTGGCTCGTCTGTTCCTCCAGCTCCGTTCCGGTCTGTCCAGCACGCAGACGGCCAACATCGATCAGGTGTTCTTCGGTCTGCCGGTCGCGGCTGATTTTGACCGGCTGTTCCTCCCGGGCAGGGATCCGGTCGCCCTGGCTCCGTGGGGCGGGGTGGACGACTGGCAGCACGACGTGATCGTGGACGCGGGTACCGCCTCGATCACTTTCGTGATCCCGACCCGGAGCGCGTTCCTGCTCCTCGCGCTAGCGGGCGAGACCGGTCTGAATCCTGCGGTCACAGCCGATGATCCGTACGCGGTTTCTCCCCTGCTGCTTACTCCGGACGATGTCACCGGCGGGATGCAGCCATGGGCCGGAGCGCCGGACTCGATCACTACTGTGGCCACGACCGCGAACGCCGGAGTCGCCGCGATCTCGTTCGTGGCCCAGGGGCCGTCTGCGGGCCTTGAATCACTGCCCGCGACCAGCTCCATCACCCTGACAGCGAACGCGCCGCAGGCGGCCGTGGGCGGTCTCCCCGGTACCGCCTCGGTCACCTTCACCGCGCGGGATTCCTCGGTCGGCATCGCGGTGCTCCCCGGCGCGGCCGTGGTGAGTCTGACCGCGCAGATTCCTACGGCGGGGATCGCTACAACGGCCGGGGTGTCCTCGGTCACCTTTACCGGCCGGGACGCCACGTCCGGGCTCGGGGCTCTCCCCGGTACCGCCTCGGTCACTACATCGGTTCAGCAGGAAACGACCGGTCTCGGGATCTTCCCATCGGCCGCGCCGGTCATCCTCGCGGGCCTGGCCCCTTCCGTGATCGTCATCGAGGGAACGGCTGATCCTTCCGTCCCGCTCTTCCTGCCGGATGATCCGTACGGCGGAATGATCCCCTGGGCCGGTGCTCCGGAGGGATATGTCACCAATGACGCCACGGTGGTTGCCGGGGTGGCCTCAATGATCGTTACGGCGCAGAGCCCGACGGCCGCTCTCGGGGCTCTCCCCGGAACGGCAACAGTGATCCAAAGCGCTCAGAGCGCTTCTGCGGGCCTCTCGGTCCTCCCCGCGACCAGTTCCATCACCCTGACGGCGCGCGGCTCCCTGGCGGCCGTGGGTGCTCTCCCCGGTACCGCCTCGGTCTCTGTGTCGGCCCGGGGTCCGGCCGTCGGCCTCGCGATGCTTCCGAATGCCGCGCCGGTGAGCTTCACGGCTCAGCAGGCCAGCGTTCCCGGAGCGACCGTGGCGAACGCCGGGGTGGCCGCGATCCTCATGAGCGCGCCCGGACCGGTGGCCGGTGCAGGGGCGCTGGCGGGGACGGCAGCAGTGACGATCTCCGGCCGATCGTCGCTAACCGGAATTTCCGCCCTCCCCGCCACGGCGATCGTAGCGGTTGCCGCTCTCGGCGCCTCGGTCGTCCTCCCGCAGACCGGCACCCCCACGGTGATCTCCGGACGCGAGCCGATCGGCCAGGTCTACGGACGGGAGCCGACCGTGTCCGCCAGTGGTCAGGAGACCGGACCGATCTCCGGCCGTCAGCCGCTATCTTCAACATCAGGAACGGAATCCGACTCCGCGATCAGTGGGAGGGAGCCATGAGTAAGATCAGTTTGAGTGAGCCCTACGTGATCGGGGAGAAGCCGTCTCCACTGGAGTATCAGTTCCTCGATGCCAACGGCACGGTGATCAACATCACCGGGTTCACCGCGAAGTTCAACTATCAGGAGCACGACGGTATTGCGGTGAGCGCGAACGCCTCGATTCCCACCGGAATCGATGGCAAGGCCCGGTACACCTTCACCGGGAACGAGTTCGCCACGGCCGGTCACTACCGGGCCGCATTCATCGTGGGCAACGGCACGAACCGGTACGAGTCCGTAGAGATCAACTTCGACGTCTCGATCGGCGTCGGTCCCATGCCGAGCATCTGAGGGAGTGAATCATGGCGAATGCAAGTGTGGCGATCACCCCGGGTTCCGGCGCCAACATCGACGCTCACCAGATCGGAAACGGTGATCTTCAGCAGATCATCCGGACCGCGAAGGCGGATCTCGTCAGCACGGCGGGCGCCACCTCGTGGACCGTGTCCACCACGGCCAGTCAGTCACAGATCGCGGCCGACGAATCCCGGGTGGCCGAGCTGATCTACAACGCGAGCACGGTCCGGGTCTATATCCGGTTCGACAACACCGCGCCCCTGGCCTCCGGGACCAATGCCCATTGGTATCTCGACTCCGGGGACCGGTATGAAGTACCGGACGGAATCTGCCAGCTGGCAATTTCGATCATCGCTTCGACCTCCGGCAGCGGAACGGTGAACTTCACTCTCGGAACGGAGAGCTGACCATGCCGATCATGCCGCCCCCGTCGTATCAGGTGCCGGACTTCTGGAACATCTTCGGGCACTCGTACATGCAGTATGCATTCGGCACCTTCTATCAGACCGGCCGGGCCGATGCGCTGTTCTTCGCATCCATGGACACCGAGACGACCAACAAGCGCAACTGGGCCGTCAACGGATCCCGGGCCTGCATCGAGGGGTACTCCACCGGCGGTTTCGCCCGGTTCTTCAAGGGCTCGAAGAAGCCGCAGCGCGGTGGGCCGTATGTGGCCGACGGCGGTGCGGCGCTGTTCTGCTACGGGATCAACGATCTCGGGCTGGCCGGGTTCACTACGCAGTTCAAGGATGCGTACCAGCACGCCATGCGGACCATGATCTCTCGCTGGCGTATGGCCGTGATCTATGAGAACGGTTTCCAGGTCGGCACAAGGACGTCGTACGGTGCGGGCTTCGGTTCGGTTGCGGCTGTTGGGTACACCTCGGGCGACTCGGCGCACTGGTGCACGTCGACCACGAACGCGAACTTCACGCTCACCCTCCCGTCCGACTACAACGGCGAAGTCGTGGCCGTGACCCTGGTCGGTGCGGGCGGGGTCTCCGGCGGTATTGTCACCTGGGGCGGTACGACCGGCGTGAGCGGAACGACCAGCACGAGCAACATTCTTCCGTCCTCAGCCGTGTCCCACTGCCCGGTGACGAAGCGGTTCACCGGGCTCACCTCCGCCAACGCCGGGCAGACGATCACCGGGACCGTCAACACCTTGGATGGTGGCGGAGCGGTCATGCTCGATTACTGGGGGCTGGAATCGAAGAACCCTCCCCCGATCATCGTGTGCAATGTGGCCCGGCTCACCGCGACCGGCTACACCAGTAATTACCCCAGCTGGACCGGTACCGAGGCATCCCGTGATCAGGACTGCCTCGACCTGAACTCCCGGCTCGCCTCGCTTCAGTCCGAGTACGACTCCATGGTCCAGATCGCCGACCTGGACGGGATCATCAACAAAGACGCCACGCTCTTGTTCTCGGACGGTCTGCATCCCAACGAGTTCGGCGCGGCTGCGATCGTGGACGCGATCCAGGCGGCGCGGAAGAACCTCCGGCCGACCAGCTCGTACCAGACCCGGAACTTCAACGTCCCCTCACCCCGCGCGGGAGGTCTGCGCAAACCCCGGCAGTCCGGCAGTTGGCACACGACCAGCTACGCCACGACCGGCACAGAGATGACGGTCACCGCCACTTCTCCGACCGGTACGTGCTGGGCTCTCCCCATGCTGGTGACGGAGGCCACGGAATTCTGGAACCGGCTTGCGATCAAGACGGGTGCGACCGGCGGAAGCGCCTCCACGATCCGGTGGGGAATCTATGACGATGTCGGCTGGACTGGTTACCCCGGAGAGATCATCTCCGAGCCGACGGCCGCAAGTGGTCCCCTCAGTACCGGCACGGCTGCGAATACATTGATTATGTCTCCGACCTCCGGGAACGGATCTTTTCAAACGGTCATGGATCCAGGGCTCTACTGGATCTGTTTGCTCACTGTGACGGCCGGAGCAACGCAGACATGGGTGACCCTGAACGGGGACGGGAACGGGGTGGGGCTTCCCAACCTCGATGCGTCCGGGAACCCGTACACCTCAGCCGCAGCTATGGCCAATGCATGGAAGGCCACGGGTGTAGCGACGTCGGCCATGCCGACGACGTTCCCGGCGGGTGCCACTCTGTCCGGTGCTCCGCCGTACATTGGCGTCCAGATCAACATCAATGCGACGAACTGAGGGGCGATCATGACCACCGACTTCGGACCGTGCGCCGATTGGCCGGTGCGATGGATCTGTGATGTCTCCACGGAGTCGCCGACCGCCACCGGCGCGGCTGTCACGGCAGCGACCTACGTCTTGTGGTCGCTGTCCGGCCGCCAGTTCGGGACGTGCACCACGACGCTCCGGCCGTGCCGGAAGGAGTGCTATGACGATGCCTGGTGGAACGTCTACGGGGCTCCCTGGACGTCCTATTGGGACTACGCAGGATCGTCCTACCCGTGGTTCTCCCTGGGATGCGGTGCATGCTGGGGGACCTGCTCGTGCACGCAGATCAGCGAGGTGCTCCTTCCCTCCCCGGTCCAGTCGATCGTGTCCGTCAAGCTCGACGGCGCGACCGCTCCGACCGGTTCGTACCGGCTCGACAACAACCGGATCCTGGTCCGCACCGACGGCCAGCAGTGGCCCCGGTGCAACGATCTGAGCAAGGACGACACGCAGGCCGGGACATGGTCCGTGACGGCGGTCTACGGTCAGCCGGTCCCGAAGATGGGCGAGGTCGCCATGGGTGAACTCGCCTGCGAGATTCTGAAGGCTATGAACGGCGAGGAGTGCCGACTCCCGCCGGGGGTGACCCAGCTCACCCGTCAGGGGGTCTCGATCTCCATTCCGGACATCGGTGATCTTTTCCGGGACGGGAAGACGGGGCTCTATCTCGTCGACATGTTCCTGAGCGCGGCCAACCCGAAGAAGATCATGCAGCGCGGCCGGGTGATCTCTGTGGACCGGGTGCCGCACCGGAGGACCGGAACATGATCAGTGGTGACGACAAGTGGTACACCGTCTGTTCGGCGATCCTCACGGCTGCGCAGAACGGGCTCAGCGTTCCAGCGACCCGGTATTTGATCACCACGGGACAGATCGCCTGGGACGACTGCTGTGCTGGACAACTCGCGGTGAGCCTGACCCGGGTTGCTCCCACGGAGAGCTTCCCCACGGAAGCGGTCACGCTCACCGGTGACTCAACCGACTGCGCCCCGCCGTACGAGCTGGCGGAGATCACTGTTCAGATCGTCCGGTGTGCCCCGCAGGCGCTCAACGGGCAGACCGCCCCGAGCACGGACACCCTGAGCAAACACGCCAGGCAGAACATGATCGATGCCAATCAGATCAGGCACTCGGTCTCCGTGGCGCTGTGCGCGCTCAAGGCCAGCGTTCCCAACCGGTTCGACTATTTCGTCCGCTCACAGCTCATGCTCGGTCCCGAGGGCGGATGCGACGGATCCGAGCTGTATCTGTACGCCGGGCTCGTGGTGGGGTGATCACATGCCAGCTGACTTCATCACGGTGAATTCCGCCAAGATGATGGCGCTACGCGGCCGGGCGTCGGCCGTCCTCGTGGTGCAGACCACGGAGCGCGTCGCTCTCCTCGCGCGCACCATGGCGCCGGGGTCCATGAAAGAGCACATCCGGGCGATCCCCTCCGCCGGTCTCGGTCTCGTGATCAGCGATCACCCAGCGACCACTTTCGTGATCTACAAAACGAGGCCGCACGTGATCAAGGCGAAGAAAAAGGGCGGGAAGCTCAGGTTCAAGATCAACGGTGAGGTCTTCTACCGGCGCGAGGTTCACCACCCTGGCAACCAGCACCCGAACAACTTCCTGCTCAAGGCCCTGGAAGCGTCCAAGTTCTAGATACCTCGCCCGAGGTTTTATACAGATCATGGTGATATCCGCTATGTCCGTTTTGATAAAACCACTCTCTGACCAGGCGAAACTCTTTTGATCTTACCCTGCGACCAGGGATACCACCGACCCTAAAGGATCTCGTTAGACGGCCGCACAGGGGTTTTCTTACCCTACGTATTGGTAACTCTTCTTATTCTTACCGATGGTGACCGTATGTTCATACCGGGCCATGCATAACGGCTCCGGAAAGATCATGGTCTTTCGGTCGCTACGGTGATCGACATGAAGGACTTCAGCAGGCAGCCACGCGTAGTGGAATTCAAGATCGACAATGACGTCTTCCGGGGAAAGCCGCACCTCGCGGCTCAGACCATGATCGACTTCACGCTCAAGGTCGATTCCCTCGGAGAGGACATTTCTGCTCAGCAGGGGTTCGACACGATGCGCGAGTCCCTGGAACTCGTGCTCCTGCCGGACAGCTTCAAGCGATTCCAGGACCGCATGAAAGACCCGGCGAACCCGGACGCCGTCAGCTCCACCGGCCAGCCGCCGATCGAGCTTCCTCAGGTGAACGAGGTTCTCGAATGGATCATGGGGGAGTACGGGATGCGCCCCCCGACGTCTGCGGAGGACTCGTCTCCTGGGTCCTCGAACCCCGCGTCTGGCACGAACTCAACGGTGAGTGTTCCGGCCGGGGCGTAGATCTTCTGGATCTTCCGTTCGATCAGTTCTTGGACTTCGTCTATTACTCGATGACCCAGAGACTGAAGCCGGATGACGACGGTGATGTGACGGCTTCCCGGCGGGAGCTTGATTCGTGGCTGGGGGTGGCCCGGTGGCAGGTTCCCGGGCAGGGCAACAAGTACGCAGAAGTGGAGATCGAGGAAGGCGCTCCGTCCTGGTGGGCGGGTGACGAAGAGGCGTCGCAGGCATCACTTGCCGCCATGCGCGCGATGGGAGCGAACGTCTGATGGCTGAGACTTCAGTCGTTGGCCGGGGACTGATCGAGATCCTTCCGGACTTCCGGAAGTGGGGTCGGCAGCTTGCGGCCGACCTCAAGATCGCTAACCGCCAGCTCGACGGATCTGCCGCTGGGCTGCGCCGGTCGGCTGCTACGGTCGGCGCGTCCATGGCCAGGATCGGCAAGGGTGCATCCCTCGTCGGTCTCGGCGTCGCTGCTGCCTCGGTTAAAATGGCCGGTGACTTCGAGGCTCACACGGCCGTGCTCCAGACCGCCGCCGGTGAGACGGCCGACGGACTCAAGGTCGTCCGCAAGGGCATCCTGTCGATCTCCGAGGGGACCGGCACGGGGATCAAGAACCTGACCGATGGCATGTACACCATTGAAAAGGCCGGGTTCCGTGGCTCCAACGGTCTCAAGGTGCTCAAAGCCGCAGCCCAGGGAGCGCGCGAGGAAAACGCCAACCTCGCCGATGTGACCAATGCCATGACCTCCGTGATGGCCAGCTACCACCTCAAGGCCACGGACTCGACTCGCGTGATGAACGCGATGAAAACCGCCGCTGGTGAGGGCAAGATCACGATGGAGGAGTTCTCGGGTGCCCTGTCCACGGTGCTCCCGATCGCCTCCGCTAATAAGATCAGCTTTGAGCAGGTGGCCGGATCCATGGCCACCCTGACCCAGCACGGCACCAGCGCCCGTGAGGCGACTCACGAACTGGCCGCGACCATCCGGGCCCTGGCGGCTCCGAACATGGTCGCCCAGCGCGAGATGGCCCGTTTCGGTCTGTCCGCCACCGACGTTTCCCAGAAGCTCGGCAAGCGCGGTCTGACCGGAACTTTTGATCTTCTGACGACCACGATCCTTTCCAAGATGGGACCGAGTGGAAAGATCCTTCTGAGCGCGTTCGAAGGTACGAAGCAGTCGGCCGAGGACGCTCGGATCATGATCAGCAAGATGCCTCCGGAACTCCAGAAGGCTGCCAAGGGGTTCCTGTCCGGCAAGATCGAGGCGGACGACTGGAAGGCGACGATCAAGGGGGCGGCCGTTGATCAGCAGCCGATGCTCCGCAACTTCCAGACCCTCGTGAACCGTTCAAAGGGCTTCAGCCGGGAATTGAAGAGCGGCGGTCCGGCCGCCAAGACGTACACCGATGCGATCAAGAAAATGGCCGGTGGAGCCATCGGCCTGAACACCGTGCTTCAGCTCACCGGGGAGAGTGCCGAGGGGAACAAGGAACGAGTCAAGAAAGTCGGGGAGTCATTCCACAACGCATCGAAGGACGTCGAAGGCTGGAAGATCACGCAGAACCTCCTGAACGTCCAGCTCGACATGGCGAAGCAGCGGATCCAGGTGCTGTTCATCAACATCGGATCCAAGCTGATCCCGGTGGTGCTCCGGATCGTCAAGCTCTTCACCGAACACAAGAACGTCACGCTTGCGCTCGTCTTCGGCATCCTCGGACTCGTCACGGCACTCTCCGCCGCCTACGTGATCAGCAAGCTGTGGGCGGCCGGAGCGGCGGTGGCCGCTGCCGCTCAGGTGGCGTGGACCATCGCGACCATGGCGCAGACAGATTCCCTGATGATCATGAGAGTCCAGCTCGCCGCGCTGTGGGTACAAGAGCGTCTCGTCGCGATCTGGACCGCGATCACGTCCGCCGCCTTCTGGGGACTGGCCGCCGCGATCCTGGCCAACCCGCTCACCTGGATCGTGGTTGCGATCGTGGCCGTGGTCGCGGGCATCGTGCTCCTGGCGACCAAGACGAAGTTCTTCCAGAAGCTGTGGGCCGCCGTCTGGGGCTTTGTCAAAACGGTCACCCTGGGCTTTGTCCACTGGCTCAAGAACAACTGGCAAATCGTTGTTTTCACGATCTTGACTGGTCCGTTCGGTCTGGCCGTGGCCATGATCGTGCGTCACTGGGAAGGGGTGAAGACCGCTTTCAAGGCAACGATCAACTGGATCAAGCACAACTGGCCCCTGCTCCTCGCGATCCTCGGTGGACCGATCGGCCTGGCGGTGCTGTACATCGTCAAGCACTGGAAAATGATCAGCGATGGCGCGAAGAAGGCATTCGATGCCACGATCAACTTCGCTGTCTCGTTCGGCAAGGGCTTCGTCTCGTTCTTCTCGAAACTCCCTGGTCAGGTCGGCCACTTCTTCGCCAGCCTGCCGGGAATCATCGGTCACTGGTTCGTGGTCGCCGGACAGGCCATCGCCTCGTTCTTCAGCAAGCTCCCCGGTCGGATCGCCTCGTTCGCCACAGGGTTCGGCAAGGTGCTCTACAAAGCCGGGGGTGACTTGATCTCCGGGCTGTTCCACGGGGCCACGACGTTCTTCACCAAGAGCGTCCCCGCGTTCTTCAAGACGCTCTGGCACGGCATCGTCGACTTCTTCAAGAACGTGTTCGGGATCCACTCCCCCTCCACGGTCATGGCCGTGCTGGGCGTCGACCTGATCCGGGGCTTGATCGTCGGCATGCTGAAGATCGCTGTCACTCTCGGGACATGGCTGAACGCTCACGTCTTCAAGCCCGTCACCGGGTTCTTCCGGAATGCCGGATCGTGGCTGTACAGCTCGGGCAAGTCCTTGATCATGGGCCAGATCAGGGGACAGCTGGTCATCGCGAACACGATCCGCACGTGGTTCATGGCCCACATCTACCGGCCGACGATCAACTTCTTCTCCGGCGCCGGGAAGTGGCTGTATCAGCAGGGCCGGAACACGATCAGCGGTCTCTACAACGGCTTCAAGGCCATCTGGGGAACGGTGTCCTCATGGGTGTCCGGGCGTAGGAAAGCGATCACCGGAGCCGTCGGTGACGTCGGAAAGCTCTTGTACCAGAAGGGCCGCGACGTGCTGTCCGGTTTCTGGAGCGGGCTCAAGAGCATCTGGAAGGATCTTACCGGGTGGGTCGGCGGAATCGCGAAATGGATCAAGGATCACAAGGGTCCGCTCTCCCTCGACAAGACGTTGCTGACTCCGGCTGGTAAGGCGCTCATGCAGGGCCTGCTCCACGGTCTCAAGATCGGATTCAAGGACGTCGGAAACTTCATCTACGGAACCGGCGACTCGGTCAAGGACGTCATCGGCAAGATCAAGAAACTGTTCTCCGCCGGTCTCGGGGCCATCGGTCTCGGTGCCCCGAGCAACCCGACCAGGGCGATGCAGACTGCGCAGTTGCTCATGAAAAGCCTGTACGGCTGGGGCGGTGGCAACTGGCCAGCCCTGTATCAGCTATGGATGGGTGAGTCCGGCTGGAACTACAAGGCACTCAATAAGTCTTCTGGGGCGTACGGCATCCCGCAGTCACTGCCCGCTTCGAAGATGGCGAGCGCGGGCGCTGACTGGCGGACCAACCCGACCACGCAGATCAAGTGGGGTCTGAAGTACATCAAGAGCGTGTACGGCAACCCCATGAACGCCTATTCGAAGTGGAAGGCCCGCTCTCCGCACTGGTACGACGAGGGCGGTCTCGCCCGGTGGCGGGGCTGGATCGGCAAGAATACGAACAAGCCGGAGCGCATCCTCTCACCGCGCCAGACCGAGGCGTTCGAGCGTCTCGTGGACCGACTCCCCCTCGCGGCGGCCGGAGGCGGGGGAACCACTCTGGTAATCGAGCGTCTCGTCCTGGAGAACCACGGAGTGATCGGTTCGAGGCATGAGCTTCAGGACTGGCTCGTCGATGCATTCGACCAGCTCAAGCGGAGGGGACGGCTGTAGTGGCTATCGGCTTCCGATCAGTCGGCACCCGGACCAAGGCGGACGTGTCGATCTCCGGCACTCCGCAGTCGTTCTCCATGCCGGTCGGTCATGTGTCGACCGACTGGCTGTTGTGGGCGGTTGTCACCGACGACAACACCGGGCCGACCTCGACCCCGTCCGGCTGGACCCTGCTCGGGCACTACTCTGCTGGCACGTCGATCTCGTCCCCGTACACCGGACGGCCGCACGTCCACCTCTATCACCGGATCGACAATGGCTCACTCGGCTCCTCGCAGTCGATGTCCTTCAACACTGACGCCTGGCCCACCGGTGACCCGTGGGTGTTCGGGTTCATCGCGGCCTACACCGGAGTGGACCAGTCGACCCCGGTCGAGCTGATCCAGGGATCCACGACCACCTCGACGGCCGCCGCGTTCGCCCACCCGCAGGTGACCACCGTGGCCCCGAATGACTGGCTTCTCTCGTTCCGTGGCTCGGTCTCGGACAACAACCTGACGTTCACCGATTCGGTCGGTACCGACGTGGCCAGGGTCAACGAGGCGTATGGCGTCTCCACGGCTCCGTCCATGGCGCTGTATGACTCGAATGCCGACCTGACGGCCGGGCTCCAGACACAGCGCACCACCACGGCCAGCAATACTGTCACGTACGGCTCGGTGGGGATCTCCCTGGCTCTCAAGCCAGCGAACACGGCCTCCCAGGCAACGGCTATCGCCGGAGTCGCTTCGATCACCTTCGCGGGCCGGGGCGCCACGACCACCACGACGAACGGACCGTGGGACCTGTGCGCGGACGGCGGCCTGCCCGACTACTCGTTCGCGATCGACTGGAACGGAGACGGGAACTTCACCGCGTCCTCCGCGATGCTCATGCTCGGGCTCATGGGCACCGGCGGAGTGGACGAAGCGACACAGGATCTGATCAGTGACGTCTCGATCAGTTACGGCCGCGACCAGGACCGCCAGCTGAACCCTGCGGCCGTCGGGAGTGCCTCGTTCTCCCTGATCAACGTGAGCCGGAAGTACTCCCCGGAGTGGACCGCGTCTGTCCTGTACGGCACCCTCGAACCGGCTCGGGCCATGCGGGGTCAGGTTACCTGGGCCGGGACGGTCTTCCCGCTGTTCTCCGGCCGGATCGATGATTTCAACGTCAAGGCCGACATGGACGACCGGTCTGTGGAGCTCACGTTCCTCGATGCCCTGAACGATCTTTCCCGGATCAACCTGTCCACGGAAGTCTTCCAGGCCATGAGGACCGGGGAGCTGATCGGCGCGATCCTGGACGAGATCGGGTGGACGGCCGGTCGGCAGCTCGACGTCGGCGCGACATACGTGAAGTTCTGGTGGGCCGAGGGAACCGATGCCCTGACCGCGATCAACGATCTGATCAAGTCCGAGGGTGCCCCGGCTATCGCCTACGTGGCGCCGGACGGGACCTTCGTCTTCCATGACCGGCACCACCGGATCCAGTCGTCCCACTCCACCACGGCTCAGGCCACGTTCAGTCAGGGGCCCGTGTTCGACTGCACCGTGGCGGACAGCAACCTGGGAGATCTCGACTTCACCGCACCGTTCACCTATGCCCATGGCTGGCGGGACATCGTCAACTCCGTCACGTTCGACGTGTCGGAGCGGACGGCCGACGACGCGTTCACCCCCATCTGGAACACCGAGGACTCGATCACTCTGTCCTCCGGCCAGTCCACCACGATCGAGATCAGCACCACTGATCCTTTCCTCGACGCGGTCACCCCCGTGAGCGTGACGGACTACATCAAATCCGGTGCCGGTACGGAACAGATCCAGCTCAGCCGGACATCGGGCGCCTCGGTCAAGGTCTCGATCCTGGCCGTGGGTGGCAGCGTCACACTCCAGAACCTCCAGGTCCGGGCCAGGGCCATCACCGTGGCCCGGAACATCAAGGTGCACCGGGAGGACTCCGGCTCGATCGGTGTGCACGGAGAGCGCGCATACCCCGACGACGCGCCATGGGCGAACGCCAACGACGCGGACGCCATCGCCGGGGCGATCCTGCTCCGCTACTCCGAGCGGCGCCCCACGGTGCAGCTCCGGGTGATCACTCAGGATCCCTCCCACTTCCTCCAGATCGTCAACCGGACCATCAGTGACCGGATCCACATCCGCAACGACGAGATGGGCTTGGACGACGACTTCTTCATCGAGCGGATCACTCACACGATCCAGCGGTTCAACCAGCCGGGGCACCCTCCGGTCCACTCGGTGATCTTCGGGTGTGAGAAGGCTGCTCTCCAGTCGGCCAACCCGTTCCGCTTCGACGTGCGAGGAGCAGGCTTCGATCAAGGTATCTTCGACCCGATCCAGGGAGACTCGCCCTTCACCACGTTCGCGTTCGATGATCCGGTGACCGGTGTGTTCGACTTCGGTGTCTACGGCACATGAACGAGGAGAAGATCATGACGATACCTGTGAAACCCCCGGACATCGGTCCGGCCTTCGCCTACGTCTACAGCGGGGAGTGGGTGGCGGACTGTCCGGCCGGATGCAACAACGTGGAGTTCCTCTACCGGCAGTCCCGTATGGGAGGACCGAGGGACTCACGCATCCCGTTCTTCCAGTGCTCGAACTGCGCTTTCACCACGGACCGGATCGCCTGGCCCCGGCGGGAGCACGAGATCATGGCGATTCTCTCGAAACGTCCGGTTCCCCAGACACGTAACTGGTATCCGCAGGATCATCCGATCGCGGTCCGGTTCAACGTTCCGCACGGTCAGACCCTCGCCCAGCTGGCCGAGGAGAACGAAGAGCATGGGGTGAGGTAACCATGGCTTGGTCGGCGCCCATGACGGCCGTCGCAGGAGCGACGTTCTCGGCGGCTCAGTTCAATCAGTACGTTCGGGACAACCTGAACGAGACGGCTCCGGCCAAGGCTTCGGCCGCCGGTCAGTTCTTCGTGTCCACGGCCGCGAACGCGATTGCCGCGCGGACCCCCGGCTCCGCCACCGTGGCCACGGCCGAGACGACCACCTCGACCAGCTACGCGGATCTCACCTCCGGCACGGTCGGACCCACGGTCACGGTGACCACTGGCACCTCTGCATGGGTGGCGATCAAGGCCGGTATGGAGAACAACACGATCAACGTCGGAACGTTCATGGGCTTCGCCGTGTCCGGCTCCTCGTCCATCGCGGCCTCCGACGCCTCCGCGATCAACATCGCCGGGGTGGCTGCCGCGAACCGGCTTCGCCTCGGGGCGGTCTTCCGGGTCACCGGCCTCGTGGCCGGATCGAATACCTTCCAGGCCAAGTACAAGGTCGTCTCGAACACCGGGACGTTCGTCAACCGTGATCTTGCGGTCCTGCCGTTCTAGGAGACGATCATGGCGACGCTGAAGACGTACGTGACGACCATCTGGTCAGCACAGAAAACGATCTATCAGAAGCTCTCCGGCGGTCGGCCGGACGATCTCAAGTACATGCCCTTCGAACTCCGGGTGGCGTTCCTTACGATCAACGTGATTCTCGCGGTGATCCTCAAGGCACTCACGGATAAGGGACTCGTCACCGACCAAGAGCTTCAGGCCGGGCTCAACACGGCCACCGGAGCCACTTATCCGGTACAGCCCCAGTCGGTCATGAGGGCGGACGAGGATCTCGGGCGGACCGCCCCGGATCCGGACATGGGAGCGTGATCACATGGCGTGGACCGCACCCATGACGGCGGTGGCGGGAGCCGTCTACACCGCAGCCCAGTTCAATACCTTCGTGCGGGACAACCTGAACGAGACATGTCCGGCCAAAGCCACCACGGCCGGGAGCTATTTTGTGACGTCCGGCACGAATCAGATCAGTGAGCGAGTGGTCCAGCAGGCGATCGTCAATCAGCAGGACTCGACCACACAGACCACGTACGCCGACATGGACGACACCGTACCGACCGGCGGGGTACCGGCGGCCGGTCCGTCCGTCACGGTGTTCTCCGGCTCCACCTGCCTGGTCGTGGTCGGTGGCCGGATCGGCGGAGGTCTCTCCGCCACCCAGTCCGTCAAAATGAGCTGGGAGGTCTCCGGCGCCACCTCGATCACCGCTGCGGACGCATGGGCAGCCGGAGAGGTCGGCCTCGGCTCCTCCGGGTTCGCCTACGACTCCCGGGCCTACCTCGCGACCGGCCTCACCCAGGGACTGAACACTTTCACCGCCAAGTACGCCGTCAGCTCCAGTCAGGGATTCGCCTCCGTGCGGTCCATCCTGGTCATGCCGTTCTGAGGGGATGATCATATGGCGTGGGTCGCACCCATGACGGCGATTGCCGGACAGGTCGTCGCCTCTGCCGACTTCAACCTGTATGTGAGGGACAACCTCAACCTGACCGAGGCAGCGAAGGCACTCAACCCCAGCGGGTTTTTCGTGGCCACCGGCGCGAACGCCATCGCGGAACGGATCTTCACCACGGACAAGGTCGACACCCAGGAGACGACCACGAGCACGACCCCGGCGAACCTGGCCACCGTGGGACCGACGGTCACCGTGACCACCGGGACGAAGGCGATCGTGATCCAGGGAGGCCGGATCGGGCCGAACACGAACGGGGCCACGGCCTCGGTCAAGATGAGCTGGGCGATCTCCGGCGCGACCACCCGGGCAGCGTCCGACGACTGGGCGGCCGGTGGGGTCGGCATGGGGGTCAACGGAGTTCTCTATACCTCACGCTGGTACCTCGCGACCGCGCTGACGGCCGGATCGAACACCTTCCAGGCGAAGTACTCCGTCAGCTCGGGTACCGGTACCTTCCAGTTCCGTTCCCTGCACGTCCTCCCCCTGTAGGTGATCATGCCTGTCTCCTCGGTCGCTGAAGCGCTAGCACAGTGTGCTATCACCCGGACGTGGTCGGTCGGTATGTGCGGCCAGTTCTGCGCCGCGATGTACGGCTACGGCTTCAGCGGGTACCGGGACGCCGTGGCGCAGTGGCAGCTGACCCCGTCCTCGCTCAAGCACCCGGGCGCGGTGAACGCGCCGCCGGGAACCCTCGTCTTCTGGGGTGGCGGCAGTGCCGGACACGGGCACGTCGCGATCTCGGACGGGACCGGCTCCGTGTGGTCGATCGACATCAGCGGCCCCGGGACGGTGTCCCGTGTTCAGGCCGGTACGATCACTTCCCGATGGGGTCTGCCCTATCTCGGGTGGACAGTTCCGTACTTCCAGAATCAGGAGTGGGAAGCCGTGGCGATCTACGGCGTGGACGTGAGCATGTTCCAGCCGATCAACTTCGCTCTCACCACCCCCGGTGACGGGAAGCGGGTGGATTTCGCGATCATCAAAGTGACCGAGGGTTCTTCGTGGGTGTCGAGCCGGTGGACCGGTCAGCGCCAGTGGGCCAGAGATCACGGTCTCTCGGTCGGCTTCTATCACTTCGCGCGGCCGGGTGACATGATCGCTCAGGCCGACCGGTTCCTTGATCAGATCATTCTCCAGCCCGGTGATCACCTGTGGTTCGACTGGGAAGATGCCGGGGTGAGCAATGCCCAGAAGGACGCATGGATCAGCTACGTGCAGGGAAAGGCCCCGGGCCACCGGGTCGGGCTCTACTGCAACACGTCGTTCTGGCTCAACCGGGACACGACCGGCTTCGCCGGTGACGGGCTGTGGATCGCGACCGGCGGGATCCCCGCAGGCTCACCTCCGATCCAGTCCAACTGGCTCATTCATCAGTACTCGACCGCCGGAGACTACGATCATGACCTGGCGCAGTTCGCGAGCAGGGCAGACATGATCACATGGGCACAGGGAGACGACATGGCGCTCAGCGCTGAAGACAAAACATGGATCACGAACACGATCAAGGCTCAGGTCACGGCCGTGGTCAAAGCCGAGGCGTTCGCGGCCGTGGTCAACAAGGATGCGGTCCGGTCCCCGAACGATGATCCGGCCAATCCGACGTGGGCCCTGGCCAGTTATGAGCGGGAGGGTTACCTCCGGCTCCTGGAGATCCTCGCGCAGGCCCGTACCAACGGGTCCAGCCTGACCGAGATCAAGACTGCGCTCACGGTCCTCGGAACCTCCCTGGCGGAGGTCAAGACGGTGCTCTCCGGTCTGGATCTCTCCGGGCTCCCGGAGGACATCGCAGCCAAGATCGAATCTCTGAAGATCACCGTAGGATTCACGGAAGGAACCTGATCATGGCTGACGACAAGATCCCGGTCCGGGTGTTCGACTCCGTCACGGCCGCTGTGGAGAATTCCCTCCCGCCGGAGGCCCCGCCGTACGCAGAGATCCAGAACCCGCAGGCGGCCGTCTCCGGGCCTGAGACCCCCGACCCGGTACCCCCGGCCCGGAAGGCTCCTGCGAAGCGCACACAGGCGAAGGGAAAGGCCGCGCCGGTACCGATCCAGGAAGAGCCGGTGACCGGCGTCACGGTCCAGGCCGGTACCGCGAAGGTTCAGGCGAAGGCGCACGGGACCAAGTGAAGATCACGATCTATCCGGCGGACAGCTCCGGGTGCGGAGCGTTCCGGCTCATCTGGGCGGCCGAGGAACTCAAGCGCCAGGGGCACGATATCGATCTCCGTCCGCCGGAGAAGCGTGACATCCGGCTGCGGATCTCCGGCAACCGGCGCCGTGACAAGGACTCGCACTGCGAGGAAGTCCTGGATCTTGACACCGATGTGGTGGTGCTCCAGAGGATCACTCATCAGTTCATGGCCGAGGCGATCCCGCTCATGCGCAAGAACGGGATCGCGGTCGTCACCGATGTGGACGACGATCTCACGTCGATCCATCCGAGCAACCCGGCGTACAAGGGCTACCACCCGAGGAATCAGTGGCTGGTCGACCGGAAGAGCGGGGAGTTCTCCCGGAACAGCTGGCACAACCTCGTGGCTGCGTGCCGGGAATCGACGCTCGTGACGGTCTCCACTCCGGCCCTGCTCGACGTCTACGCCCGCCAGGGTCAAGGGAAAGTGATCTTCAATCACCTGCCCTCGTTCTACTACGGTGTGGATCATGTGGACAGTGATCGGATCGGCTGGCCAGCGTCGCTCGCCTCGCACCCGGATGACCCGTCGGCCATAGGCGGGGCCATGGCGCGGCTGTGCGCCGATCCTGGCGCCTTTCAGGTCATCGGTGACCCGACTGGATGCGGGTACGCATTCGGTCTTGCCAGGGACCCGTCTGGCCATGATCTCCCGATCGCCCTCACCGAGTGGCCGCGCGCGGTGGCCGGTCTCGGCATCGGCGTGGCTCCCCTGGCGGACACGAGGTTCAACCGGTGCAAGAGCTGGCTCAAGCCGCTGGAGATGTCCGCGCTCGGGGTCCCGTGGGTGGCCTCTCCCCGGGCGGAGTACTCGCGTCTGTACCAGCGAGGGGTGAAGAGCGGTCTCGTGATCGGTGCTCTGGCGGACACCCCGCGCCGGTGGTATCAGGAGCTGAAGAAGCTCCAGGACTCACCGGCGCTCCGGCAGGAGCGGGCGGCAGCAGCGCGCGAGGTGGCCGACGGCTTCCGGCTGGAGCCGAACGCGTGGCGGTGGCTGGAATGTTGGCATCATGCTTACGATCTTGAGAGGCGCAGGGACCGGGCGCCTGTAGTGATCGCTTAGACAGCGACCGTATGAGCGTCGGCTTCCTTGGTCGTCCTCAGTGCCTGGCGCTCCAGCTCCCGCAGCCGGGGCTCAAGACATTCGATCTGGAAGCGGACCATCATCCCGGTCGCCGGGTCGGCGAGAAGCAGTCGGTCAAGATCATCCTTTTTAGCTTCGAGATCATGGCGGACGCGGGCGATGTGATCATTGAGTTCCGCCAGGTTCATGACGCCTCCGCCACCCGTAGGTCACTCCGCCAGGAGGCGGCGCACGCAATGCAGACCTGATAGGGGGTGTCCCCCTCTGTCTCGATCAGGTTGGGGCTCTTGCACGCCGGGCACTTCGCCCGGTGCCGCGTGCGCAGCATCGCATTGCGCATGCCAGTGGACGTCCCGCCCCAGAAGCCGGAGTCACCATGGATCAGGGCGGAGTTCAGGCACTTGGCCCGGACCGGGCACAGATCACAGAAGAGAGACCGGACCCTGTTCAGACGGGCCTCGGTCTCCTCGGACGGAAAGAACAGATGATCGGCTGCGCCTCCGCATACGGCGTCGGCGTGCCAGTCGGTCTTGATTGATGCCCAGATCGTCTCTGACACAGGGCACCCCCTCACGACACGTAGGGGATATACGCCAACTGTCCACCCGTGCCGAACAAAAGAAAAGGCGCCGCCCCATGGTCATCCCGACCAGGGGCGGCGCCTTTGGGTGGATCACTTCGCGGCGTGGTGACCGCGCTTCTTCAGTGTGGGGAGGACATCACCGGTCACCGTCGCCTCGCGGACCCGGGGGGACCACGTGAAGCGGGGGTAGTGCTTGACTCCGTCCATCCACTCCTCGCCCGTCTGCGGGTTGCGACGCACGCGGGGAGAGACCTTGGACGAGTACCACGAACCGAAGTTCGTTACGGTGACGCGGCCCTTGCCGATCACGGTTCGGCCGATCACGTCGAACGTGGCCCGAAGGACACGTCCGACGATCTCGGCGGACAGACCGGACTCGGCCGCGACCGTCTCGATCAGCTGGGTGTGGTTGAGGTTCTTGCTCATGATCTTTCTTTCTCCGGTGCCGCCCCGGCGGGTGCCCTCGCCGTGGCGGCTGACCGGCGCCGGGGGACTAGTAGACGAACTGCGACACCGTGTTGAGCCGGTCCAGTGCGCGCCGGTACTCCGGCGCCTCACCGATCCTGGCCACTTCGAGGAACTCCCAGCCGGTCCGGGTGTAGCGGACCGGGCGCTTGTTGATCTCGTCGTAGCCATGGACGAAGAGCACCGGGACCGGGCGGCCCCGGTAGGTGATCTCTCCGTAGGTGACCTTTTCGATCACCACGTTCCGGACACTCTTGCCGTGGACTTCGGTGTACACGTCCGTCCGCTTGAGCTGGTGTGGCCGGACGATCGTCTGATAGGTACCGGGCCTGACGTCCTGCTCCGGGACGTCGAAAAGGTCACTCATGATCGTTCTTCTTTCTGCCTGTCCGGGCTGATGGGTTGTGGATCACCGGTCGCGCATGCGCCGGATCCGGGCACGCCGCGCGGCGATCCGGCGGCGCAGCTCCTCGCGGGTGGCCTCGGTCTCCCGCTCCTCGTCGGTCTGTCCCCGGTGACGCCCTGCGGCCGTGCTGGTGTGCCGGTAACCGACACCCCGTCCGGGGAGATTGACGGACGTCGTACGGCGGCCGGTGGACGACCGGGTATGACCGACCGGCCCTAGCCGGGTCGTGACCGACCACGACATGCGGTTGATGTTGAGATACAGCAGGCCGGGGATGATCGTGAACCTCCGGCGGAACGTGATACGTCCCATGATCATTTACCTTTCTCGGGGTCCTCCCACGGGGTCCCTCCGTAGAGCTTCCGATCTTTCTTCCGGCGCTGTCCGGCGGACGCCCGGCGGGCGTTGCCCGTGGGATTCTTGCTGGCCGGGTCCTCGTCCAGCCTGGGCTTCTTCCTGAACATGATCAGTCCCTCTCACGGGTGAGCTTCTTACGGAGCCACCCCTCGTGCTCGTCGGCAGCCGTGCCGTGCACAGCCTCGTATGCGGTCAGGTCGGAATGATCACCGCACGCTGCCCACAGCTCGGGGAACGAGCGCGCCGCGATCCGGAAGTACAGGGTGGCTGCGGCCGACGAGAGCGGAGCCGTGAGGCTCGACTCCCGCATGGCCGCGATCATCTCGGCGTCCGTGGCCGGTCGGACATCCTGTCCGGCCGCAACGCGGTCGAGCAGCTCCCGGCAGTGGGCCCGGTAAATGATCTCCGACCACATGTAGGTCTGCTCGGTGACCTTCAAGATCAGGAAGCTGTTCCACAGCCGACCCTTGCCGGTCTCCCCGTGGCGCTCCTGAGCCTTGGCGATCTCGTCCTCGGCCCAACCCATCAGCATGAACTGATCTTCGTAGATCCCAAGATCACCGATGAGATCCCACTTCATGATCATTCCTCCTCGTCGGTGATCGCGTACCGGGACCAGCACCGCGCGCACACGAACGTGCTCTTGATCGGTTCATCGTTCCGGTCGACGAGGATGTGTGTCTCGCCGGTGGCCTCCCACAGCCGGTCACTGGCGTGCGCGCACATCCCGCAGCGCTGGTGCCTCACGGAGAAGTAGGGGCGCCGGTCCGGCCTCTTGTACAGCTCGCGCCGGAGGACATGCAGGAAGTCGACCACCTCTGTCCCGAGGGACCGACCGGCCGTCCGGGTCACCTCGCGGAGAGGATCCCGTCCGTAGTCGGGGTCCCCGAACCAGTCGAGGACTTCCATGTACCGAACGATCTCGTCCGTGGTGATCTTCCGGAGGTACTGATACCGGCGCCGGTTGAGGACGGTGATCCATTCCTCACGGGTCGGCTCGGTGAAGCCCTCGGGTGGCCACGGCCGGTACGCGGTGGTGTACGGTCCGCCCTTGCCGAGGGCGGGACTCGATTCGAAGTGGAGCATTCCGCTCATGGTGATCCCTCTATCCGGGTGAGGGAGACGGCCCCCGGCATCGAGGGAACCGGGGACCGTCCCGGGGATGAGATCAGTTACGCAGGCTGATCTCGTGCTGGTGTGCCATCCGGCGCGTGACGTTGTGCTGGAGCATCTTGCCGCCCTCACACAGGAGGTTGAACAGGCGCTCCAGTTCCTCATGATCCACTTCAGCCGTGCCGTCATCTCCGGCCAGCTGGCGCACGAGCTGATCCGCGTGCGCGCACTGGACACACGACACGACATGAGCGTTCCACTCACGGAACGCGGGGACATACGGGAGCGGGTTGCCCCCGAAGTCCGTCGAGAACTGGATCACCTTGATCGCAATTTCCATGATCCCTCCTATGTCCGCTGCCCCGACCGGATTCGAACCGGTGCCATCCCCCAGGGGGCGACCCTGACGGCTGCGCTGCCCATTGCGCATACGGGGCATCCTCCGGTCCGGGCTGCAACACCGGACCGGCGAGCGCCGGGGAAAGGTACGGAAAACCCGACGTCTTCCTGATCTTCTAACCCACGGTCGTAACGCGGGCAGACCAGGCGATCTTGATTATCCCTTGGTCAGACTTCGGACACGTCCCAGCCGACGACGTTGTAGCTCGACTCGTCCACGTCTACCGAGCCGGGGTCGGCATCCTGGATCGCCTGCTCCAGCTCAGCCGCCATGTCCTCGCGGGACACGAACTTGCCCTGTTCGCGCTCCAGGGTGACTTCTACGGTGAAGTTGAAGGTATGCGCCATGATCAACCTTTCCTCGTTCCGGATGATGTGAAGAGCCCCACGGGGGATTCGAACCCCCAACCTGCTGATTACGAAACAGCTGCTCTGGCCGGTTGAGCTAGCGGGGCATATCCCACCCTGTCGCCAACTGAATGCTGCGGGTCCGGGTGCCGGTCCCTCCCGGGAAGCGGCACGTAGATTGTGGATCACCTCACGACCGGCCGTTCCTCAGCCGGTCCTCGTACGACTGCCACGGCCGGGCGGACATCGCCTTACCGGGGCTGAGAGGGATGATCGGAGGGAGATCATCGATCCCCTCGTGATCCGCCTGTACACAGGCGTCGGAGCAGTAGGACGCGGACGTAACAGGAGGCGGTACCTCCGCCCCACACCACGTGCAGCCGCGCTGAGACCGCGCCCGGAGGTTCCGGGCGTAGTCCCGACGCTTCTCAGGGGTGGCCATGATCAGCTCTGACCGTCCTCGGGGAGGGGCCCGCGTCCGCCGCGCTCGCGCGGCCGGGTGAGCATCCTCGTGAGCTGGTCACGGTGGTTCTCGACGTCCTCTGCGCACTCCTGCCGCTGGGCGTCCACGTCCGTGCGGTCCCCGTTCAGCTCTTGCTTCAGGAACGTCTCGAACACCGCCGGAAGGACGGCCTCCGTGAGTTCGAGGTAGAGCGAGGTGAGCCCGCCGCAGAAGTCCTGGAACTCGGAGGCGTCCACCAGGAGCCCGAGCATCTCGGCCTTCGTCGGCGGCTGGGTGTCGGCACCCGTGGCGACGCGGTCGAGCATCTCCGAGCAGTGCGCACGGAAGATCTCTTCAGCAGCCATGTACGGCTGGCCGACACACGCGAGGAGCGGGAACGCCGAGTGGACCGGACCGTTCTCGTCCAGCTCACCATGACGCTCGGCCGCCTTGTCGATCTCCTCCAGCGCCCAGATCATTTGCTGGAAGTTGGCCAGCAGATCGCCGAGCGGATCCGGCACCGAGGCGCCTTCTGCCAACAGCTCGGCCATCTCCGGCGGAAGATCCTTGAGCCCCTCGAACGCGGACACCGGGACGGCGACCACAGCCACCCCGTCGCCCTCGTCGTCGAGACCGTCGTAGACCACCTCTGCTCCCGGAAGCTCCCGGGGGTCGAACAGCTTGTCGTCTGTCATGATCCCTTGTCTTCTTTCTTCGGTCGGACTTGATTTTTCGGAGGGAAGATCTTGACGAGAATCGCCATGGCGAAACAGATCATCATGGCGATGAACAGTACGGGCATGATCCAGTGGACCCACAGACCGAGGATCCAAAAGATCTGATCATCAGACATCCTCGGCTCCCTTGATGATCCGCTTGATCTTGGTCAGAGACGGAGCATCGTGCCAGTCGCGCCGGGGGTACTTGGCCAGCCCCCGGCGGATCATCGAACCGCGTCCGTGGCCGTCCACCGGGACGGACCACGAGAGCTGGAAGATGATCCCGTCCCGGCCTATGGCAATCTCGAACCGGTACCAGTCCAGGTCAGGGACGCCATACGTCTCTGCCTGGATCCACGCCTTCACGGTCTTCCAGCCCCATGCCTTCGCGAGCTTGAGGATCTCGTCAGCCGCGCGGGGGATCTCGAACCCGTCCGGCCGCCTCGCGGCCAGCTCGGCACGAAGGTGGAGGATCTCCGTGTCCAACCGGCGTGCGGTCCTTTTGAAGACGTCGCGGTCGGACTCTGCCTGATCAAGGTTCCACTTCAGGCGCCGGACTTCCCGGAGTTGCTCATGGGGAGACAGCTCCTCGAACCACGCCACGGCATTGCGCTCGTCGCGGGTCAGGGGCTTGTCATAGAAGCGCTTGACCTCGGTGGGCTTGTCGCCACCGATCGTGATCCGGCCGGACGTCGGTCCGGTGTATCCCTCAAGGCTCATGAGTCGATCCCACCCTTTCGCGGACCGCCACCGGCTGGGCGCAGCTCCCGTCCTCGTAGCGGCCAACTCGGCATGTTCCAGGCCGCCTTGACGGTGTACTGGTGCTGACTGGTCGTGTCGGAGTATCCGACGTCCGGGATCACCTTGGTCCCGTCGGCGCGAACCCAGGCGATCGGGGTCTCGTACGACGTGATGACGTAGACCGCCTCGTCGTGATCCTCTTGATAGCGCTCCGGCAGCTCGCCGTACACACCGACCACGGCCGGACCGCCTGAGAGCGTCTCGCCGCTCCGGAGCCGGAACGGCTCAAGTTCCTTGATCTTGTCCTTCGCCTGCGCGAGCGTCTGCACAACGTGCGCCATGATCGTGTACCTCTCCGGGTAGGGACCGGCCCCCGTCGGGGGGACAACGGGGACCGGCCGAACGGGTGACCGGTTACCGCCGGTCGCGGGGGACGGAGTCACCTCCGCCCTGGTACCAGCCGCCCTCTCCGCTCTGGCACTCGGCACAGACACCGAGGGCGAGAACGGCGAGCAGCGCGAGCGCGATGAAGCGCCGTGCGATCATCAGACGGGCGATCATGCTTTGATCCCTTCGTCCGGTGGTGATCTTTCCTTGCGTACCCCCGGCCGGTCACGATCCGGCACCTCCGCCTTGAGGGGGCGGCATGCATCCGTTACACAACGGGGGCGAGGGAGGCTGATCACCTCCCTTCTATCTTCGGAACGTTCCAACCATACACCGGGACCGGCGGGATGCGCCGGGCCGGTACCAGGACGGCACAGAATGGCCGCCTGGACAAGATCCATATCCAGGGGCGACCAATGACGCCACGGTCGCCCCCGGCGGCCGTCTGACGGCCGTCCATGGCTTTAGATCTAGTTCTTCCAGGTGATCTTCCCGGAGGGAGACCGATGATCCTGAGGGACCGGCGGGGCCGGTCGGTGTGTCTGCTGTTGGACCCGGGACTGCTTCATGATCATCTCCGGTCAGATTCCGGGAATCGTTTCGATCTTGCGGTGGCCGGGCTTGGCCGGTGCGATCCGGGAGAGCCCCGTCAGAGCACCGATCAAGAGACTACGCAACCGGCCGTACTCCTCGGCTCCGAGGATCAGCTCTCCCCGGTCCCGCATAGCGATCAGGCGACGAAGATCGTCCCGCAGGACGGTCAGCGCCTCCTCGTCGGCGGACAGCGTCGCATCAACGATCAGCATCCCGAGGGCAGAGAAAGATCCTTCCAGCGGGGAGAGGGATTCCGGCTGGCCGAGATCCTCAAGATCGCGGATCGTGTCCCGAGCCTCGGTGGCCCGGGTCCGGCGCGGCTTCTCGCTCATGCCGCCACCTTCGCCGGAGCACTGGTGAAGAGCTTGACTCCGGCGAGGAGGTAATCGAGGACCCCGTCCAGCTCACCGCTGAAGTCGATCAGTTCGAAGTCGTCGATCTGCGCGACGTACGCCAGGACGGTTGTCGCTTCCTGAAGATCATCGGTCTCCATCAGGACACGCTCATGCGCGACAAGATCGCGGTAGAGAATCCAGTACATGATCACTTCTCCTTGTTGAGTGCGTACGGGGTGGGGAGATAGGGCACCGGGGCGTCGGGGTCGTACTGGCTTTCCAGCCACACGCCCCACTCGTCGTCATATCCGTCGTCGGGGGCCCCGAGGCCGTCGGGGGCGAACCCCGCCGGGGTGTGGCTCGGGTCGACCGGCGAAACCTCGAACGAGGTTTCTGTGGGGTTCGCTGCTGCGGTCGGCGCGTCGCTCTCGACGAGGTTCGGGACCAGCCGGGGGGCCGGACGCGGGACCCGGTACCGGCCCTGAGCGTTGCTCACGCGGTAGGCATACAGCCGGTCGAACCGGAAAGTCCGGTAGTCGTGGCTGAGCCGGTCCATAGCCCTAAAGAACGGGCGCTTCACCGCGTGCTCGCGGTCGACGATCTCGAACGGCTCGACGACGCGGATCGTCCGTGATCCGTCCGCCTTCTCATAGTCGATCGTGACTGGCCGCCCGAGGATCATGGCAACCGTGATGTCCGCGATCGTGATCGTTTCGTTCGTGTTGCGGATCATTGTGACCACCTATCCGGGATGATCATCAGGGTGTTCGGCTGAGCACCCGTGGCCGGTCGGCCTCCCCGAAGGGAGACCGGCCGCCATGCTGCGTTCAGCTCTTGTTGAGTTCGGCGTACATCTCGCTCACCGCGTGCGCCCCGGCGTCGAATGCCTCGACGATCAACCGGTTCATCTGATCGGCCAGCTCGGGATCGTTTAGGATCATCGCGGACGCTTCGTCCTTGATCCTTTGAAGGGGTGACTTTTCCATGATCGCTACCTCCGATGTCTGAGCACCCGTGGCCGGTCGGCCTCCCCGAAGGGAGACCGGCCGCCATGCTGCGTTCAGCTGATATCAGATACAGACGGAAGAACCACCAGGGCTCCCCACCAGATCCACGCCATGATCAGAACGACGAAGATCAGAATGTGCGCTTCCCGGGAGATCCGGTGCGGCCGGACCGCCGCGACCGTGGCCAGCGGGAAGATCCCCGCCAGCCACAGCCATACCAGGGCGGTCATAATCAGCCGGTGTGTGCCAGGACGAGGGCAAGATCGCTCCGGTCCTCGGTCTCGGTGTTGCCCAACACGGTGTTGAGCATGTTCCGCTCCGGCCGGTGGGCCCCACGGACGATCTGCTCGTGCTGGCGGAAGGTGTTCAGGAGCTGGACGCCACCGAACGCCGTACCCCACCAGGGGGCGACCCGGTCGTCCGAGCGGAGGCCGTACAGCTTCTCGCGCTTGTTGATCGCCATGGTCACCGAACGCTTGGTCGCGTCGTCGTCCAGGGGGACCAGCTCGGCCACGATCTCGTCGAACGCGCGGTCGGTCAGCTCGGTGTCCAAGAGCGTCTCGACCTCTGCGAAGAACTCGTCCTTCGTGGTCATGATCAGTTCCAGCGCCTCGCGGGCGGCCTGGACCTTGCCGTCCAGGCTGTTCCGGGTGTGCCGGATCTTGATCTTTCCGCCCTTCTCGTTCAGCCCCGCGTTCATCGTGTTGTCACACACGACGTGGGTGACCGCGCGGCCGTACTGGGTCGAGATCGACCCGTCGAACGAGGACGAGGCCATGAGGAACGGCCGGGCCTCGATCCCACCGGGACCCATGAACGTTTCGGGGACCTCGATCTGCACCGAGGCGACCTTGCCGCCACGGAGCAGGACTGCGGAGGAAACCCCCAGCTCCTCGCTCGCGTCCACGAGAGAGAAGACGTTGTGGACCAGCCACTCCGGATACGGGTGCAGCTGGTAGCCGTCGGTGAAGGTGCCGAGCTTCGCGGCCGGACCGGTCATGTCGTCGCGGACGATCACGATGTCCTTGCCGGTTACCGTGAGGCCGGTCTTGGGGTCGGTCCACTGCTCGGGGACCTTGACCGGATTCCACGAGAACAGCCGCTTCAGGACGTCGTCCACCGGGATCGCCTGGGGGTAGTGGTTGTTGTCGCCCTGGCGGTAGTGCCACGCGTTTCCGCGCTTCTCGGTGAAGCCGATCAGAGTGTTGTTGGACAGCCACTCGCGGGTTTCCATGGACATGGTGTGCTCCTCGATTTGATCTTGCCTTGACTCCGGGTGCCGACCGGCCGGAAGCGAGTCGGTGTGATCTTGGTCGCATGTCCCGAGGGAAGCGAGGCGTCGATCACGGTCGCATGTCCGGCCGGTCGGGTTGTGCTGGCGACGGATCCCGGGGGTGTGCCCGCCCGGTGATCCGCGCCCCGTACCTGGCTCAGGTAGTGAGCCTGGCCAGGCTAGTGATCAAAGCTCACTCGGGCTCATCTTCACCATGATCGTCAGCCAGATGGCTGAACATCACGTCAAGATCTTTCAGAACCTCCTCGTCGGGCTCCTCGATCTTTTCGATCGTGGTCCCGCCCCCGATCCATCCGTGACCCTTCCGGCGCCTCCAGAGATCGTCTACACCGACCTCGGTGGCGTACCGGCCCGGTCCGAAGGTCACCGTCACGTGAAGGCTCTCGGGTGATCCCCAGTTGCCGTCGGACCGGGACGGCCCACGGGAGACGGTCATCTCGTATGCCCGCTCTCCGGCGCGCTGCACGCGGACCCGGTCGCCGACCCTGAGAGAGCTGATCAAGGCGAATGCGGTCTGGAACGTGTGTTCGCTCATGACCGGCTCCCCAGGGAGAAACGCTCACCGTAGAAGCTCTTCGCCGACGCATAGCCGGTCTCCCAGCCCTCGGACCAAGATCCCCAGTGGAACGCGGCGACGATCTTCGCTGCCTCGTCGATCGGGACCCCGGACGCTTCGAGCTTCAGGATCAGGTACTCCCGGAGGATCAGGACATCGCCCTCCGGGAGAGCGGCACCGGGGCCGCCCTTGTCGTCGTAGTTGGCCAGTACAGCTTGGATCTTGTTCATGGTCGGCTCCTCAGTCCGTTGTGTCGATCTTGGCGTTCCTCATGAACAGCTCCCGGTCGAACATCCGGGGGTTGTCCTTTTCGAACAGATCGGCGATCTTCTCGCCGACCAGCTGAAGCGTCTCGACAGCGAGGTGAACCTCGGCCTCGGTCAAGAACTCCGACTGCTCGGTCTCGTCGACCTCGCTCGCGAGGATCGCGGCAAGGTCGACATACGCGCGGCGCGTGTAACTCATGATCAGCCTCCGTTGTGTGTGATCACGAAGAGGGCGACCAGGGTGATGATCGCCATCGAGAGGCGGTAGGCGCACTGCACGTAGTACCGGCGGTCGCTGATGTGCTGGCGACCGGCGCGGCGCCGGACGCTCTTGCGTACGGTCGCGGTCTTAGCGGTCATGATCGGCTCCTCGGTCCGTAATGATCACTTCAGTGAAGGCTCGGACCATGATCGGCCCGAGCCCTCAAGCAATGATCATTCAGCGAGACCGCTCTTCCGGACCACTCGATACAGGGTCTCGGGGGCGTTCTCCTCGTACTCGCTCTTGGTCTCGTTGGCACCCTCGCGGGTGTCGTCCGTGGTGAGCATCTCCCACCGGCCGTTGTACTTGCCCTGAACCTCGAACCACACCGACTGATCTTGGTACTCGTTGCGGGGGCGCGGCCGGGGGTCGGGGTTGGTCAGGCTGGCTTCGCGAATGTCGATCATGGTCGGCTCCTCAGTCCGTCTCGGTCGTGCTCGGGTAGGTCACACCGCATTCAGCGATGTCGATCACTGTCTCGTCGATCACCTGCTGGCAGGCGATGTAATGATCGATTATCTCGATCGCGAACACGGTGATCTGGAATCGCATGATCTCGTCGGCCTCGCTCATCGTCGGCTCCTCTGTCCGTACGGTGGGTTTGATCAACTCACCGAAGATCCGGCCGGTCGATCCGGCCGGACCCTCGAAGCATGATCAATCCTGCGTCATGATCTCCAGCCACTCTTCAGCGTTCATGTCGTCCACGAAGAGATCACCGGCTGCCGATTGATCGACGTCCTCCCGGCTGACCACCACACCGTTCTCCGTAGCGATCTTGAGGAATTCATCGACGCTCTTGAACTGGTTGAACTGCATGATCGGCTCCTCTGTCCATACCTGCGAAAGATCGACCGGCTTCCACGCTGTGGCGCGCTCGCGGCCGGTCGATCAGTAGCGGCGGGGGGATTCGAACCCCCTCAGCGTCTCGCGATCCCGGCTTCCGATCCGGTGTCTATCGCAGCGCCGCCATGTAGATGATGCCGGGATCTCCCCCCGGTCCATTTTCGGATCATCAGATTCCCTCGGGTGATCGACTGTGTCGAGATCCCCTCGACCATTGCGATCATCACCTCGGCCTGATCTTGATCCGTTCGATCCACGGCTGTCCAGCCATCCGGTACAAGGTTTCCGCCTCCGCCATCTGCCCTTGATCTCTCAGCGCCGGAAAGGCGGTGGTTTGTGATCAAGGACCTCCGGGTTCGATTCGGTCCGTTCCCTTGGATCTTCGAGTGATTTTTTGGGGGACCCTCCGGTCCGTCATCCCCGCATTTCAGCTCTTCGATCTGTCTCCCGACGATCAAGGCGGTGGGTTGTCTGCCTTCTTAGGTGATCACGGACCCTTTCGGATCTTGCGACGTTCCCGGATCTTGCTTCCCGGGGGGCCGATCACCCGCTGTTCTTTGGTACGTGTCCAACATACAGCCGATTGGGAAGGATGGCAAATGATCTTATGGTACATAAGCGCAGGTCAAAGGGGGTATGGAAAAAATCATGGACTAATTTTGGAGATCAAAAGGGCCCCCGGCTGGCAGGCTGGGGACCCTTGGAATCTCTGATCTTTTGGCCAATCCTCCTTCGGACCGTGGTACAGAACCGGCCGAGGATCTTCTTATGATGATCTTTTCCCGTGTCTTTCCTTTGAATCCGTGGCCATACGCGCGCATATACGCGCCTGCGCGCCTTCCCCTGTAGGGAGGGACCGGCCGCGCCTACCGGCGCCCCTGGCGTCCCCTGACGACCGCCTTCGCCTCTTCCTTGGACATCCGGAGGGACCGGACGGCCGCCGCGATGGCGATGGCACAGACCGCCAGGGAGATCATCGCGATCATGATGGCTTCCGCGATCATCACGAAGACGACCGCGATCCCGGCGAAGACGATCGCGGACCAAGTGGCCAGCACGAGATGCCCGGCGTACTTGGTCGCGATGTTCGGCTCCGGCGGAGCGGGCGGCGCCGGACGGGGCGCCTCGTTGATCGTGATGTTGATGATCGGCTGTCCGCTCTCGACGGCGCGCTTGATCTGATCACCCTTGAGCCAGTCCACAAGAGCGGGGAGCCGCTCCCGGTAAAGCTCTACCTCGTCGTGGTCGGTCATGATCGAGTTCCTGTTCTGGTCGGTAGTGAATCTTGCGGGACAGCTCAGGTCAGATGCTCTTCACAGCCCCGGCTCACAGGGCTCTTCACAGGGGGCCTCACAGTTATGCACGCTCTTCCCTTACAGTGTTCAGCATGGTCCAATTGATCAAGCTCTGACCAGGCACTATCCCTATCTCGGCGAGGGCGACCAGAGATACAGGGGTACCTAAAGGATCTCGTTAGACGGCCGCACAGCGCTTTTCTTACCCTACGTATTGGTAACTTCGCTTATTCTTACGTATGGTAACCGGATAACCGCCCGGACGGCTGAATAGCTATCCGGGCGGTCTGGATCATCCCTCTTCGCTCTTGGCAGCCGGAACGATCTCGTACCGGGCTTCCTTGCCGGGGAACCGGCGCAGCTCCCCGATTTTGACCCGCCGCGCCAGCTCGTGAAAGATCCACGTCCGGTCGCGGGGAAGCTCAAGATCATGGAAATCGTCCTTGGTCAACTCGGTGACCCCGGAGTCCCGAAGCTCTTCGATCCGGAGGCTGACCAGCTCTTGAGCCTCGTTGTTGATCTCCGGCTCGGTCGGCACGGCGCCGCCCTTGATCATCGAGAATTCCCGGACCGGCTCGGGCTCCACCGGCGGCCGGTAGTCGGAAAGATCAACGGTCAGGGTGGTGTCGACCCCCTTCCAGTCCGGCACGGAAACGATCATCCGCTGCGGCCGGTTGATCCCCCTGCTCAGCCGGTCGAACGTTCCTTCGTCGCACACCGCGATACCGGGGTCCCGGTTGCGGCAGGCGTCGAAGGTCTCGACGATCTCCGGGGTCGTGATCTTGAAGGCCCGGTGCGTCATGGGCCACTCGTCGGACGGCACGCCGGTGACCTCCGCGATGTTCCGGCCGGGGTAGTTGTTCGCCCACCGTGAGGGGTCCCCACCAGCGCGGATCGTCTCGGCGGTGAGGGCGAACGCGGCCTCCGCGATCTTCTTCACACCGAACGCGAAGCTGTTGCCGAACTGGCCGCGCGACTCGGTGGGGAGCTGGTTGTACTTCGCCATGTGGATAGAGATCGACATGGGCAGTCCCAGGGCCCGGCACAAGGTCAGGGCCTTGAAGAACTCCGGGTTTCCTGCGAGGTACCCGCCCGCCTCCTCCACATGGATCGGCTGCACCGGGATGCCGTGCTTGGTCCAGCACTCCGGCACCCATCCGTCGTAGTAGCCGAGGGAGCCCAGCAGCGCGGCCCGGTAGCGCATGGCCTCCGGGAGGTTCCTGATCAGCTGGTCGACCTGCTCCGGCCCGTCCGCCGCAATCGGGACATAGTCCATGATCATCCCAAAGGACATGGCGAACTTCTCCGGGTCACCGATGACAGGGACGGCGCAGTCTGTCCGGCTGACCTGCTCCAGCAGTGACAGGATGTACGCCCTCGTCTTTCCGGCTCCTGTCATGCCGGTGTACAGCGTGGACGAGGCGGCCCGGGACTCCTCGTCACTTCCGGTGATCCAGTGGACAGAGGGTGCCCCGTCCTCCCGGACACCGGTCCGCAGCGGTCCGGCCGTGAGGGACTTGCCGGGCATGGACAGACCGGGATACGGAACGATGTCCGTGGTTGGATTGGCCAGCCGGACGGTGACCTTCGTCTTGTCACCTCGTCCGGCCACTTCGGACACCCGGATACTGTCCGGTCCGACCCCGTGAAGTCCGGCAATGTTGTCCTTGCGCTTGCGGACATCCTTGGTCGTGTTCCGGCCGCCGGGGTGGGTCAGGAAGATCTCGACGCGCTCCCCCGCCTTGTCGGCAACCCGCTTGACCTTGCTCGTCACCGTGTTTTTCAGCCCCTTGACCTCGGCGATCGAGTCGACCGGGCCCGTCTTCACCTTGTCGTGGCTGTTGGTCGGGGTGATCCCGGCATACCGGATGTTCCAGCTCAGGCACAGGAACGAGCCACCGAAGATCAGCCCCCAGAGCATCGCGCTGGTCAGCGGCCCGAGGCCGGTCGCGAGCGCCAGCCACAGCCCCAGGCCGACGACGAACGCGGTGGCCGCGACCTGGGCATGCTCGTGGCGTCGCCCCCAGGTGATCCAGGTGACAATGCCCAGGCCAGGGCCCATGAGCGTGAGGAAGATCTGAGCCACCGGTCCGTTCGCCCAGTGGTGCGTGATGAAGCTGATCACAAAGACCGTGAACATGATCGCCCACGGGGTGAGCCAGGGCTGAGCCCGGTACCGCAGCGGCATGTGCCGCAGCCGGGTGATCTTCACCGACTCCTCGTTCATCGTGCCGTTCCCGCCCTTACTCATGCCGCTGCCTCCCGGCGTGCTCGCTTGATCGCTACGTAGATGCTGTTCGCCTTGCTGTCCTGTCCGAACGATTCCTTGATTGCGTCCGTCAGCTCGGTGTCTGTGACAGCGGGGTTGTCCATGATCTTTGACAGGGCGAAGGACTTCATCGAGCCCCCGGACATCCGGCGGACACCCCTCGTGTCCGTGTCCGTCATGCTGTCCCTGTCTGTGTCCGGCTCCTGTCCGCCGGTCTGTCCGGCGCCGGACACAGACGCCCTGGACAGCTGTGCGTGAACCTTGCCCTCTGTCACCCATGACGGGGCGGGCTTGTCCGGAGCCTTGTCACGCTTCCTGTCCGCCCTCGGTGTCCGGCGTTTCATCGTTGGCGCGGCCCCCATGTGGAGCAGGTGTCCGAACACGGCGGACGGGACGGAGGACACGACGATGATCAGCCATACCCGTTCGGTCGTGATCCCCTGCACGCCCCAGAGGTGGGCTATCGGCTGAGCTGCCATGGCGATGGCGATCGACAGAACGGCACCCAGGACGGCCGTCTTGTGGCCGGGTGACCCCTTGGGCCTCTTCGTGGCCGTGACGGCGGCTATGCCCGCGTACGCGGTCAGCGTGCCCGGTCCCAGCCATGCGAAGGGGTCGGAGAAACGCGCCTCCAGCATCAGGTAGTGCTCGCCGGGCGCGCACATCGTCAGAATCATGATCGCGACGGCCGGTCGGCCGACGTCGAGCATGAGCGTGACCCACCACGGGTCGTGATCGTCCTTGTCGTTCTGACGCTTTTCGATCTTGTCCTTCAGCCACCGGACAAGGCGTCGTGTCCGGCTCGTGTCAGTGTCCATGATCCCTTGTCTATCCTTCGGTCGGTCCAATGAATGTCCACTGTGACATGAAAATGTCCGCCGGTCCAATGAACCGGCGGACACTGTCAGTTGTGGCTGGTCAGACGTGTCAGAGCTTTCGGACGAAGCGTCCGGCCTCCTCGTCGAGCTGCTCCTTCCGCATGACGAAGTGATCGACGAAGTCCATGATGTCCGCCACAGTGTCCGGGTCGTCGGACACTCCGGGAAGGGCGGACACACCCTGACGGAGATGTTCCCGCGCGGACAGGATGTCCACGGCATGGACGATTGTCCGGCGGACAGCTTCTGTCCGGCGCTCGTGCTTGATTTCCACCTCGGTGAAGACTTGATCTCTGGTCATGATCCCGGTTTCCCTGCGGTCGACTTCGGGTTGACGTACCAGTACCACGTGCGCTCGTCGAGGTGTTCGAATACCGCACCCTGCTCCAAGAGGAGCTGGAGGTACCGCTCGTCCTCTCCCTGATACCGGCCGTTCTCCAGCGTCCGGCCCTCGGGGAAGCCACCGATCCGGCGCACACTCTCCGTCCTCACGAGGTGAGTGATCGGGATGAACGATCCGACCTGCATGATGTGCGCGGCCATCTCCTGAGTGAACCTCAGCCCCCAGGGAGACACCGGAAACCGGCCCTGATGAGTGACGGCCGTCGGGTCACGCCCATTGACCATGTGGGGACGGGGATAGACGAGATCCACGGTGAAACTGTTCTCGATCACCCGCATGCACGCCTTGAGGTGGTTCTGCTTGAGCCAGTCGTCATCGTCCAGCCACGCGATCACGTCGGACTCGACGCGCTCCAGCAGCCGGTTCCGGGTGGCCGCTGCACCGGTACGGTCCTTGTCCACCTCCACGAGGAACTGATCCGGCTGGCGGTCCTGCCGCATCACGGACAGCTCTGCCCGCATGAGCATGTCCTCGCGGCCCGGCACGGTGGGGATACAGACCGCCACGGTCAGATGCCGGTCACTGAGCTTGCGCCCCCGGCGTTTGGCTTCTCCCATGATCTTCCTTACATCGTGAAGCGTGCGTGCTGGCACACCGAGCACCCGCACGAGGGTTCCGTGACGTTGATCAGACCAATGTGACCGGTCCAGTCCAGGATCCCCGAGCTGTAGAAGTCCCTGATGGTCTGATGGAAGCTCGCGGCGGTGATCACTCGCCTGATCCTCTTCTTCGCTCGCTCCGGCGTCGTCCACCGGAGCATGGTCCGCCTCACCAGACATCACCCCGTCCGGAGGTGTTACCGGCCCACCACCACCAGAACCATGTCCGCTCGTTCAGGTGGTAGAACTCTGCCCCCTCCTCCAGCAGTGCATCCCATGTCCCCCAGTCATCGCAGGGATTTTCCGGGGGACCCTTCGGCCGGAAGCCTCCGACTTTCTTGATCAGCTTCGTGCGCACGAGGGTGGTCACCGGGATGTAGTTCGTGGTCTTGAGCAGCTCCCGGTCGAACGGCTGTCCCTCGCGCTCCGGCCACGGATCGGCTCCGGCCGGAGTGATCGTGAACCACGGATAGATCACGTCCGCGCCGGAGCGCTGTGCGGCCGTGAGAAGAGATCCAATGTGGTGCGGGCGGAGTTGGTCGTCCGAGTCGAGGAAAGCCGTCCACTCGGTCGTCACGGCTTCCAGGGCCTCGTTCCGGGTCGCTGCCGCCCCGGCGTGCGTGGTGTCCACGGCGATACTGATCGCGTCCACCGGATGCTCTTGCCACCTGATCGACTGGAGCGCCCGGTCGAATACCCCGTTCGTCAGCCGGGGCAGATGGACCGGCATCACGACGGTCACCCCGGGCCGGTAGGGACCGCGCCAGTTCATGATCGCCCCTCCGTATATGTTCGCGGTCACAGCTTCCTCCCGAGTCGGATCACGGTGACCCCAGGCTGGTCCGGGATGATGCCGGACGGATCAATTACCACGGAGCCGGGCTCGAACTCCAGCCGGGCGAACTCCCGGTGTGCACAGCCGATCACGAACACGCACGGACTGTCAGTGATCTTCTCCACCTCGTCCCATGTCTGATCGCCGGTGTACGGATCGATCATGAGCAACAACGGGACGAACTGGGAGAGCTGGGTGAAGAGCAGGAGTGCGGCCGATCCTCCGGCAAGATCGCTGTTCGGCCGGTAGGCGTTGCCGAGGATCACCACGGGGAGATCAGTCAGATAGTGCATATCCTGAGCCACGGACGCCAGCCACATGGACTGAGCCTCGCGGGCATGAGCCAGGAAGCCGAACAGGTCCGAGGAAAGATCGAGCCGGTCGGCGAGATAGGACATGGCGATCACGTCCCGGGGATGGCAGTACCCTCCCCCGCCCATACCTCCCCGCAGGTACTTCGGGGACATGAGATTGACCGTGGCCTGGGACAGAGCATCGGTCACCGCATCGGCATCGGCCCCTGTCTTCTCCGCGATCTCCAGCATCGTGTTCGCGAAAACGATCTTCATCGACGTATACGTGTTGTACGCCACCTTGGTCAGCTCGGCCGACGGGATGGACATCATCAGCACCGGCCGCGAGTGGAGCGAGGCGTAGATCTGCCGGACCGGCAGCGCATCGTCGTAGCTGTCCGTACCGAGGATCACGAACTCCGGGTTGAGCAGATCGTCCGCCACCTTCCCCAGTGCGATCAGTGACGGGGTGTAGACGAGCTTGACCTGAGAACTGAGGAGAGGACGCAGCAGACGGTCACAGGTTCCCGGCAGCACCGTGGAGACGACCGCGATGGTGATGAACTTGCACTGCTGGTCGGCCGCGCGGGAGAGCTGCCGGACGGCACTGATCAGATGGCTGTAATCGAAGTCCTTCGTCTCCTCCGGAACCGGCACGGTTCCGTCGTACGCCGGAGGGTGTGGCGTCTGGACGGCCACGAAGATCACATCTGCGTTGGCCACCAGGGAGGCCGGATCGTTGATCACGTTCAGGTGGTTGTTCGCGATCAGATGGAGAATGTCCGCTTCCTTCGGCACCGCATCAGCCTGGCCGGTGAGGATGTCCGTGGGGCGTCTGGAGAAATCGCAGCCGGTGACCCGGTGATTCCCGTGGACGTCCAGCACCATGGCCATGATCAGCCCGAGCTTGCCCAGTCCGAGGACACCGACGTCGCTCATGACTTCAGCCTTTCCAGGATCACTGCATGATCTTTCCGGGTGAGGACGGCCGCACAGAAGCGGAGATCTTCGGTGAGATACGCGAAGTCGGTGACGTCGAACAGATCACCGAACCTGATCTCCAGCTTGTCCCGGTTGTACCAGTCGGCATACGTGCCGACCGAGTCCATGAACGACACGAAGCGCTCGAACCCCGGGAGCGAGGCGGTGTTGGCAGACCAGTGCGGGAGATCCTCGTCACCCGTGGCCTGGCACCACCCGTAGTCGCTGTAGAGCATGAGCCGGACCTCTCCGCCGGGGCGGAGGATCTCGTGGAACCGGATCATGATCTCCCGGGCCCACGGGATGTGATGGAGTACGCCGGAGCAGTGGATCACATCGAAGGATCCGGGCTCGGCCGTGATGTACGGCGGCTCATCGGTCACCCGGTAGAGATCAATGGATTCCGGATCATGATCCCCGAGCCGGAGTACCCGATATGCCAGGCGGAGGTTCGCCTCGGAAATGTCCGCGAGAGAGACGTAGTTGCCCACTTCCTGGAGTTCCCGGGCTTCCATGCCGACTCCGCATCCGAAGTCGAGCACATCCTTGCCGTGGGTGTCGTCGAGGTGGAGCATCTCGCGCCACAGCCCGCCGTAGTTCCTCCAGCCGCCGTAACGGATGTGGGCCATTTGCATGATCGTCAGGTTCAGCTGGGTGTCTCCCATGGACATCAGATCTTCTGAGCTGAGATATCCGACGTCGTCCACCGGCGGCCGGGACCAGGCTTCCACGTGATCATTCCACTTCATGACGTGCTCGCAATCTCGAAATGCGGAAGCGGGAACACGAGACGGCCGCCCTTGCGGAGATACTCCGCCTCGCGCCGGAGGAACACGCTCTTGAAGAACCACGGGGAGACGAGCAGGAAGTTCGGCCGGTCATGCCTCATGGCTTCCTCGCTGATGATCGGGATTCCGGTCGCGGACATGACCGCTCCGACCTTCGCGGGCGAGCGCTCCACGGCGTACGGGAGCAGGTCCGGCCCGGCGTCGATCATCTGGAGAATGGTCCCGCCCCGGGTGCTCGCGCCGTACAGGTAGACCAGCTGGCCTTGGTGCTTCGCGTTCACGAGGAAGCTCCGGGTGAGATCCAGCTCCCGCCGGACCTGTTCCCCCCACGACGTCCAGACGCCGGGCCGGTGGAGACCCATGATCACCTCGCGCTCGTACGCCTCCTGCACCGACGCGCTCACCGGCCGGTCGCCGATCCTGGACACGAGAGTGCGGATGCATCCCCCGTTGACCGAACTGAATGTGACGTCATTGATCTCCAGCCCGTGACGCTCCAGAAGGATCATGAGTGGAAGCAGAGCGAAGTACGTGACGTGCTCGTGGCACACGTTGTCTATCGCGTTGGACCGGAGCATGTCCCCGGCGTAGTTCTGCTGGATCACCCATATGCCGCCCGGGGCGAGACACTGCTTCACCTCGTGGACGAACTGGTTCGGATCATCGAGGTCGTAGAACATCGAAATCGAGGTGATCACGTCGAACTCCCGGGGCCGGAAGTAGTGCGCACTGAAGTAGTTGTAGATCACCCGGTCGGCGCGGTTGTTCTGGCGCGCTTCCCTGGCGATCGGGGTCACCGGGTCGATCCCGGTCCGGTGGATCTCCGGGGGGACGTTGCTGAGCAGGGTGCCGTCATTGCACGCGATGTCGAGCCAGCTCTTGATTCCGGGCTTGACCATCCGGGCGTACTGGACGATCTCCAGAAGATCAAGCCGGATCGCCTCGTTGGTGCCGGACCGGAAACCGTAGCGGTCGTGGTAGAGCTTGGCGCGCGGCGTCGTCTCCCCGAGCTGGAGCAGGGTGCAGTCCAGGCAGATCACGAGACGGAGCCGGTACGTGGGGGTGTCCGGCCGATGGTCCTCGGGCCGGGGGAAGTCCGGCAGCCGGTGCTGACCGAGGTCGATCACGTCCACGAGATGATCGCTTCCACAGCTGCGGCAGATCACTGATGCCTCCAGTAGCTCATGACGTCGGACAGCATGGAGTTCAGGGACGTCTCCGGCACCCACCCGGTAGCCATCGTGATCTTGTCATAGGACGGGACCGGCCAGACGGTATGATCCCTGTGGACAAGATTCGGATCTTCCTTCAGGTAGATCTCGTTCACGTCCAGCCGGGACAGGGCCATGAGCTTGGCCATGATCTCCGACATGGGCATGTTGTAGTCCGAGCACACGTTGTAGATCCCAGGATCGGCGTCGATCACCAGTGAGTACGCCTTGACCACATCCCGGACCGAAGTGAAGTTGCGGCACGCGGAAAGATCCCCGTGCGAGACGAACCGGGTCTGTCCCTGTTCCACGGCCACGATCCGGCGCGCGAACGACGACTCGGCATTGACGGCCTGACGTCCCCAGCCGGTGTGATTCCACGCCCTCGTGCAGACGACGTGCATCCCGTACCGGCGCGCGTATGCCTGCCCGGCTGCCGTGGCCCCGAGCTTGGCCGCGCCGTAGGGCGTGGTCGGCAGACATACGGAGGTCTCGGTGATGATCTCGTTGGGGTCCGGCCGCTCATAGCCGTACTCCTCGGACGTCCCGGTGATCAGAACCTTCGCGTGTGAGCCGGTGGTCCGGACCGCTTCCAGGACGTTGAGCGTCCCGCCGGTGTTGACCTCGAACACCCGCCGGGGGTTGCGCAGTGACTCCCCGGGCCACGAGACGGCAGCGAGGTGAAAGATCTTGTCAGGCTGGAACTCCGAGATCATGTGCCGGACCTGCTCGAAGTCACGGACGTCGCAACCGGCCAGGGTGCACCCCATGACGAGATGACCTTGATTCTCCAGGAGCTTGCGGAGGTGGGGGCCGACGAAGCCACCGGCTCCGCTGATCAGTACTCTCATGCCTGGTCCGTCTCGAAGTCTCCGATGTAGGTGATCAGCTTCTGGATGTCTTCCTGCCGCTGGGGGAAGAGCTGATTCCAGAGCTGATCCACGTTGTCCTGCCCGTGCCGGGCGAGGCGCTCCTGATGGGTGAGGTCGAGCGGTCCCTTCCCCACGGCCGGGTGCATGTGTTCGGTGAACACGTCCGGGAGGAATTGCAACCGGCCGATGCCCTGGGCCACCTGATGGAGCCAGAGATCGTTGTAGTCCGAGCTGAAGTAGGGAGGCACGAAGTAGCCGACGGCGTCCACCCAGTGGCGGTGCAGGAACCCGTGGGTGGCCAGGTTCGAGTCATGGATCCCGTCACGGCCGTAGACGAGGCCAACCCGGTCCGGCCACGCCTCGAACGCCTCGATCACCTTCGTATCCCACTCCTCGGTGCGGTAGATCGTCTCGTCGCACGAGTGCTGGAGGATGTCGTACCGGGCGATGCCGTAGCACTCGTTCCACAGCTGGGACAGGTTCAGGGTCCCGCGCGGCCCGTGGGTCCAGTAGACGTCTCCGCCCTGCTCGTGGAGCTGGATCGCCATGTCTCGGGATGCGGTGTCGTCGTCGTCGAT